GTGGTAGTTACACCAACCACACCCTCCCCATCACTTAGCCCAAGGGGGTCCTACCCCCGTAAGCCAAAATTAACATTATTAACAAATTAACATTTTACCATTATGGAAAAGAATCTTATTTTCAATGACACTCTCACAGTTGAACAGTTCAAGGCAGCAATGAATGTATCACGCATTGATGTGAAGAAGAATCCTAAGACAGGCAAGCTCTTCTTCACCTATGGTGCAAAGACAGGTGCAGTTGCAGTCAAAGGCATTCCACAGCATCCTATGCTGAGCAATGTCACTGGCTCTGATGGTATCTCATTCTGGCTTCTTCATGAGGAAGGTCAGGGAGGTGCACCTGTATTGGCAAGCTTCTAAGGGATTGCAGGCTTTATGCCTGCTTTCCTTTTTATTTCCTCTAAGCATTAATAGTGTTTAATCCTTTGAACATTAATAGTATTTGTGTGTAAAAGTTATATGAGTAAGCATTAATATGCTCTTAGTATAACTCCAAGATATGTTACACATTATATTATATGTAATAGGATTTAACTCTGTTAGTGATTAGAGTGAGATGAAATGTGCTCTATTTACATCTCTTCCTGACAAGAGGATTAGAGAGGTAAGTAGAGTATTTAGAAGTTCAGTACATTGGGTAAGTAGGATAGGATAATAGAGTGTGGAATACACTTTATGTCCTATCTTCCTTGTTTTGTGTTGAATGTAACTTGTTGATTTATTGAGAGTTAATAGTATGGACTGACAGATTGTCAGATGTGTGACATTATGACCCATCCCCACAAATACCTCTCATCATAATCAACAATTAGTAAAACAATCATCCAATAATGTATGACTGTTTTTACTGTTACAGTTTACATGCAAAACTACACTCTAACAAGCAAACAATCAAACAAACACATATTAATTGTTGTTAAATGTCTTCAATTGAGCACCAATAATATTAGTAGTGCTACTGAAATTGCATCATAGAAGTAAAGATACATACACCCATAAGGACTGTGTGAGGTTGAAAAGAGTGATTTCATCACCCAGAATATACACCAATAGCTTAGTGAGTATGAAGGAATAGGCTCAACTTAAAACTATGATAAGAGTAAGAAGGTTATAAGAAACTAAATATATTTAGGTCAGAATTAAGGCATATCAAAGACAGCAACTAATATTTTAGATGATTTAGGAATTAGAGAGTATTAGTGTAATGGTAGCACAAAGGATGAATGAAGTTGCCTTGAAATACAGTAGCAGTCATAACACCTTAGTAATGGTTCGAGTCCATTATACTTTCCTTTTATCAACCTATAAACAAACAATCAAATGAGCAGCATTAGAAAAACAAAGAAAGCTATGAAGAAAAGTAATGGCTTCTTCAGTGTAGTAGTAGATAATGGTATGGTTTTCTGCGTATCGGAATGGTACATTTTAAGATACCATAAAAAGGGTATATCTGTAGATTATGCAGAATACTTGCCATATAAAATCATGAAGAGAATCATAATAGAAAGATAATATTATGATAGATGCTTTTGAAGTGGACATTCTCCTGACGCAAGACTTAGGGGAATGTCCTGATGGAGATGCTTAAAATGATAAATTAAAGTTATGGCAAGGAAATATACATATCATCGAGAAAACTGTGATTGTTTCATAAGAGAAGTCATAGTAGATGTCTATGGAAGGAGAGTAATTCTTAGTGGACAACATGCCTTTGAATATAGTATAACTGTTATATCAATTACTGGTAGAATAGCTGCTACTAACTTCAAGAATGGCAAAGAAGCAAGAAAAGAGTTCTACAAATATAAAAGAAAGAAGTGATGGATTTATTCATATACTTATTAGTAGGCTTACCATTAAGCCTACTCTTTCTTTATATCATATTTGATATATTAAACAGGGGATAGATATGAAAAAAAAAAATACTCAATTTACGACTCTTATGGCTATTTGATAAGAGGGAATTTTAACTCTTACAGGGCAGCTTATACATTCAAAATAGTAATGAACAGATTAGATTGGACAATAAAATGAAAAGACTCAAGATTATACTTAAAGGAGTGTTATTATGGATAACAACCTTTGCAGTTATACTCTTCATGTCAGGAGTAGACAGCATTTATGACAATGGATATTTTATACATTCAATTACTGTGTGTGTAGTATTATGTTATGCTTGCTACAAGCTAATATCTGAAGAAGAATTGGAAATATTGACTTTCTATAAATGGTTTAACAAAATAACATAGGCAGTATAAATACTCTCATAGTTCAGTGGATAGAACAACTCTCTCCTAAAGAGTAGACACAAGTTCGAGTCTTGTTGGGAGTACTAAGGTATTTACTCATATAAGGTAATTTGATTGTTTTTAGGTAAAGGATTTTTAGTTCGGGCAATAGCAATATTGCTACAGGAGACTGGTATGTGAATATAGGTCTTCTTTATGTCTCCATAGCTCAATTGGATAGAGCAACAAGTTAGAAGTAACATGGCTCCTTAGCTTAATGGATAAAGCAACTGCCTTCTAAGCAGTTGAGTCCCAGTTCGAGTCTGGGAGGAGTCACTGTTAGCAATTAGAGTGGACAAGTCTATGACAGTTAGCACATAACAACTGACATTTAGATAGTTCTTCTCTAATCTTTGAATCAGAGAATAGTCTGAGTTTGGACCAACTATACTCCTTTTCTACTAAGCAGTGGAACCTGAAGAGAAGCAAAATGTGATGCTGGTAGGTAAGCTACTGTTTCTTGTTTTAGCTTGCACTTTGTTCTTAGAAAAGAATCAAAGCAATAGGAAAATTCATAAAAACATTATATCTCAATGGAAAAGAAATAAGTAGTAAAATGCGCAGCCAGCATTGTGCCTATGTATCTAACTGGTCATAGGTGCATGCTGGTACTACTTCATGGGGCATGATTGGTTTTGACTACTGATTATTTGGTAAGAGAACATGTAAAGACTGATGGAAAGACATCAAAACAATAACTGACAACACTTATAGAGTTGCTGCCTAAATAGGCTGAGTAGCACTTACTTGGAAACAGAAAGGTGCAAAATAAGAGGTTATGTTACAGACTGAGGATTCAGTAGTAGAAATACTTGCGCATATTAAATTAGCTTAAAGTGGCTATGCCTTTAAAAAGATTTCCCTGTTAGATTAAATAGGGTGGTGGAACTGTTGTCATCCAGACAATCCCAGTGGGTAACTGACCACATTAAAAAGTAGTAAGCATGTGTAATTCTTTTATTAAAGGTTGGTAAGACAGGGGTTCGAGTCCCCTATGCTCCACAAAACAATCTTAGTATTAACTAAAAAAAGTATGTTTTATGTATTAATGTTTGAGTTCATGCTATTGGGAGTAATAGGTAGACTATTAGGTATATTCTATAGGAATTGCCTGAAGGTTGAGGATATGATATTCTATCCTTTGTACAGTAAAGTGTTTGTACCTATGGTTAAGAGTGGCAATAGGTTCTTACATTTTATAGCATATCCATTAGGATTCTGCATCTATTGTAGTACCTTTTGGATAACCATGCTCATTCTTATACTCTTCTTGACAAGCTGGGATTCACTTCCTAAGTGGCAGGATATTGTAATAGGAATTATAGCAGCAGAAGGTGTAGCTCACCTGATAGTGTGTATAAGTTGCAGATTCTTAATACACAAACATCCTGACTTAGATAAGGATTACTTAAAACATTTACATGAATAACTAAAACAGTAAGATATGCAAAAGGATTTAGTTTTCTTCAAGAAGGAAGGTGAAGAAGGAGTAGCCTTAACTTCTACAAGTGCTAACCATATTGCTAATTTAGCTAAGGAGTATATTCAAGGTGTGGAGACACAACTGAATAATATATGCTTCTTTAATGTTGAGGTAGCATTGGTAGGCAGTGTTGGAGGTGCAAATACCATTCAGACAGGGGAATCATCCGAAGTTTTAGATAGCTTACAATCATTACTTGAGGGGGTAGCACAGGCTAAATCCCTTATAGCTTGGTTGAGAGAAGGCATCAAAGCTAAGGAGAATCTGATGAAGGGTTTGCAGACTATCAGCCTTGAGGATTGGTGTAGGGAAAATGGGACTATAAGACCTGAATCTCCTACCTATGGTCATGTATTAACTGAGGTAGAGTATTATGCTTCTCTCCCTATTAAAGAGAGAAACAGATACTATCAGTTAGAGACTGAAGCTGCTGTAATAGGCAAGTATATCCATCCTGACGGGCACTTGTCTGAGGCAAGAAAGGAGTTGAAAGATAAGATTTATCATCCTCATAAAGTGAATGGTAAAGGCAGAGATGCTCTTATCTATACTTATACTCCTACTACAAGCATAGCTTTAGTAGATAATGTATTCTATGAGCTTCAGAAGAAGCACAGAGAGATACAAGCTCAACTGAATGCTATGAAGTACAGCTGTGAGCAGGCTATCAATGAGTCCACTAACAAGGTGAACACAGAGTATATGGCTGCTTCACAGAAGTACCAAGCTGAACTCAAAGATGTATTAGGAGCCTTCAAGACATGGAAGGATGAGAAGTCTCAAGAGTACAGTAAGTTGAAGATTATAGTACCCAACTCCCTGTTGGGTATTTATAATACTATCAACTCTTTGGGCAAGTAAGTAAGGACTTGGGATATTAATCCCTAACCTTATTGAATACACATAGCAGGTATCTGTTCTTATTCATAGAATATACATAATTGCTAATGAAAAGTGATATATCTAATGCTCAGCCATTAGATAGTCTGTTATTCCAAAATAACCAACCCTATGAAGTCTGACTGATGGAGGGATGTTCTTGTTCTTGGTGGAGTAACAGGTTCTTGCTATTGATATTGGCTTTGTGTTGGTAGATACTTGTTATGTGTAACTTGTCTTTGTATCTTGGTGTAATTGGTAGCACACTGGCTGTTGGGCTGGAGGTTAGGTTCGAGTCCTAAGATACACCACATTTATTGTTTCACTTCTAAAAAAAAAGATGGAAAAGAATGAAGAAAAGGTTCTGGAAAGAAATCTGGAACAGAAGCATTTTGAAAATGCTGCAAAAGCCATTAAAGGTGGCAAAGAGAGTGGTAGTTTAACCAATGTTGAACTTGTTGAAAACTTAGTAGAGAGCTACAAAGGTAAGACAGTGCAAGCACCTGTTGAGGTGATTGTAACAAGTGCAATATTCCTCAATGTGAGAGAATTGATGGGTACTATCAAAGCCTTGAAACATACTCTTCACATTAAAATGGCAGAGGAGTTGAGAGAAAAAGCAGATAAGGGAGAAGCTACAGCAAGAGATGCAATGGCTGCTCTTATGCTTGCTGCAATTATGAAGAAAGAATCTGAAGAAGATTAATAAACATGAGTGAAATCAAGTTAAGTCTGAGTATTGAGCTTCGAGGAAGCACAATGTTCAGCAAGGAGGAGTGCCTTAAAACAACTCAAGAGACCATTACTACAAAGAATGGTAGAAAGAGAACAGTAACAAAAGTAGTTGAGGATTGGGACAAGATGGAGAAGCACACTATGAGAGTGACTGACACAAATGGCACCAATCCAGAGATTATCACTTTCCATACAAGGAAGTGCAAGCCAGCTACACAGTCCCTGAACATAAGCAAAGAGGCTTATGAATATATGATTGACAAGTATTCTTGTCCTTCATGGTCTAAGCCTAGCAAGTGGGCTGCAATGAGTGAAAAGGAAAGACTTGAAGCTCATTTGCAGAGAACAGTAGAACATCTTGGAGGTATATCATATACCTATCAGGTGTTTGAGGACTAACTGGGTGTGTTCTCATAGTAAGGGCAGGGGTACTAATAATACCCTTGTCCTTCTTTTTTTTTTACAACCTACTGACTAAGTGGGATAAAACTAAGAGACTATGGGATATGTTCCTAAATTTATACATCTTGACCATTTCATTAATGTAGAATACCCATTTGGTGTTCATTGGAAGCATAGTTATATACAACAGAGTGCAGAAGCAATCTTCAATACATATAAAGAAGATATTGAGGAAGGTACAAGCATTACTTTTGTGGCAAGAGGTACATCAGGTGCTATGATTGCAGGTGCTATGCTTAATGAGTTGCATAACATTAACCCAACTACTAAGACCTATATCCTGATTGTCAGGAAGGATAGTGATACAAGTGCTCATTGTTCTTCATTAAGAGGAATTGATGAGGTTGGTACCACGAGGTTTATAGTTGTGGATGACTTTATAGCATCAGGTGAGACCATTGAAGCAGTTATACAAGCCTTAGATGAACAGCTTGGGATATTTCCTCATCCTACTAATAAGTATGATATGCTTTGTATAAGTAACTTTGTTAGTGCAGAAACATTAAAGAAGAACTCATATAGTGATTACAGGAAATGGAAAGGAATTTGTTCAAGATTTGAATATGTAGTATGTTGCCCTAAACCAGAATAGCATGACAGCATTTAATGTGTTACTCCTCATTGTGCTATGTATTTGGGTTATTGTAATATATAATAAGTACTCTCCTAAGATTGATATAGTCACATCAAGGAATAGGCACATTGTACTATTATGGTATAACAAATGGTATTGGAATGGGGAGTGTAGGAGAACTTACATAAAACTGTTTGAAGTATGATAGAATTTACACTTAATAGAAACAGGAATGGAAAGAAATCAAGATGGGCTAAAAGGTACCCAAGGAAGAGGATACTGAAGAGAGGTAGTGAAAAAGCTGCTGGATGGTATTTTCACAATTGGTATGATGATGGCTATCATTATTTTCATGGAGATTTACATAAGTTCCTGTTAAAGAATGTAGGCAGACCAGTAGATAAAGTATTTTCTGAGTTCTTGCAAAGGTGTAGGAGAGGCACTGAGAAGTATAATCTCAGAGAATGGTTCTATGATATGTTTGAAGAAAAAGAGAACATAGATTATAGAGGAGGATTCTACTTATCTAATGGTATTATTAACTACAAGAAGAAGAGCAAAAGACCTAAAGGTCCTTATGTTCCATCACCTTCTATATTATCACAATTCAATACTCAGAATCTTCCGAGTAAAAGAGAGTTGTATAATATATGTAAGAAGGCTGAGGAGACACATGAGAAGCAGCTTCTTGGTACATTCTACATCTCAACTGGTTTATACAAATCAAGAAAGGCTACAGTCTATGTAGCAGCAAAGTCAGATTACAAGGCATCTTACTTTTATATGAGGATTGCCAAGATAAAGGAAATAGGCATAGGAGTCAGATTTTGGGTAAGTAAATCTCAGGATGGGAAACACCTAATTGACCCTTATTATACCACCTATTCTGAATACAAATGGTCAAATAACAAGGAGTTGCCTGACTATGTATTTCTGACTAAAGAAGAGAAAATCTCTGACTAAGCAATATAAGTTTAACAAAAAAAAAGCATGAAAGAAGCAATTTTATTGACTGATGGCTATAAGTTAGACCATAGAAGGCAATACCCTGAAGGTACAGAGTATGTCTACTCTAATTGAACTCCAAGAAGCTGTCATTATTACCCTGAGGCTGAGGAAGGTGCTGTTGTATTTGGAATACAATACTTTATCAAAGAGTATTTGATGAAGCAGTTCCAAGAGGACTTCTTCAATAAGCCTAAGGATGTGGCAGTTGCAGAGTTTAAGAGGAGGGTAGATACATTCTTGGGACCTAACAATGTGGGTACAAGACACATTGAGGAATTGCATGACCTTGGCTATCTTCCCATTAGAATCAAAGCATTGCCTGAGGGTACATTGTGTCCTATTAGAGTGCCTGCATTGACATTCATCATGCAGGTGGGTGATATTCTTAATAGGCAAGGCATCTTGTTTGGCTTGGATATTGTCTATCTTATGAGTATGAGGATGGATAGGGTAATCAGCTATGATGAGTCATTCTCTCTTAGTATAGTTACACAAGTAATAAATGATATGTTCCCTCAAGCAGTTCATGTACTTGAGCCTCATTCACATAAGGTACAAGACCTTGTTGATGAATATTGGGGAGACATAGCCACTCCTATGCCAGATTTTGAAGGATACCTAAGGGTGTATCCTGACAAAGGTGCATTACAGAGATATGGTGGAGACCCTAATAGTGATGTAATATGCAGTAAAGTGAGAGACCCAAAGACAGGACAACTCTCTGGCTTTAAGATTGAGAATCCAGAAGTCATTGAGAAGAATGTCAATTTGCCATTTGTAGTCATTGATGACTTATGTGATGGTGGAGGTACTTTCAAAGGCATTGCACAGTTACTTGGCTTCCATTATCCTGATAGGGAGAGAACTATCTATGTAACTCACATGGTCAATCCTAAAGGCATTACCACTCTCAGTGAAAACTATAAGGAGGTCTACTTTACCAATTCATATAAGGATTGGAACAAGGAGACATTGCCTGACAATGTGAAAGTAATTGAAATAGTATGAAAGCTGAAGTAGTAGCAAAGTTTGCTGTATGGTTTGTAATCTTCATTATCCTATTGACATTAGGACTTGAAATGATTTCAGCACCTAATACCATTGAGAATGTGATAGGATTCTTTATGGTAGTGGTAACATTATATCTATCGGTCAGAACAAAGTGTTTAACAGCAATTAAATTAGAAAGAAAACATGAAAAGTAAATTGATTTTGGGACTTCTGTCCTTGTTTATGGTGTTCTCAATGACATCATGTATGGAGAAGGTAGATGCAGGTTGTGAAGGCATCAAGGTGAATCTGTATGGCAGTGATAAGGGAGTGGATGATGCTTCTTTGGTAACTGGTATTGTATGGTACAATCCTTGGACCACCACAGTATATGAGTATCCTACTTATGTACAGACCATTGACTATGAGCCATTTACAATCAATGCAAAGGATGGTTCAGAGTTCACTGTAGACCCTACTGTATCATTGAAGATTATTGATGGTAAATCACCTGCTGTCTTTAAGAAGTACAGAAAGGAGTTGAATGAGGTAATCAGAGGTACTCTGTATAACTATGTAAAGGATGCCTTTAGAATCCAGCTCAATAAGTTCACTACTGATGACATTGTAAGCAAGAGGGATAGTATTGAGAATGCTATTGAAAGGTATTTGACTCAGGCACTTGCTAAAGAGAACTTTCAGTTGGAGCAGCTAACCTCTGGTCTCAAATATCCTCAGACTATTGTAGAGTCTGTAAATGCCAAGAATAAGGCTATTCAACAGGCTATGCAGGTAGAGAATGAGGTTAAAGTGGCAGAAGCTCAGGCTAAGAAACTTATTGTAGCTGCTGAGGCAGAGAAGAAAGCCAATGAGTTGAGACAACAGGCTCTTACTCCTGCAATTCTTGAGAAGATGTGGATTGAGAAATGGGATGGTAAATTGCCTGTATATGGGCAGGTTCCTACAATCTTTAAGGATATTAGCAAATGATGTGGGTTATTGCTATATTGATAATCATCTTGACATTGAGTATCTTAAAAGATACTCATGTTGAGGTGTATTACAGGTATTGTAGTTCTGCCAAATTGGAAGAAGAGTATGATGCTGCAATTCCATTATGGGTGTTACTTATTATAATTGTACTGGGCTTACTGCCTATAGCTAATATTATCCTGTTTACTGCATTCATCTTATACTATGCAATCCATGCAGGATGGAATCCTAATGAGTGTGAAGGCTATACTCATGTATTCTCACTGAGGGGAGAAAATATTGTCATAAGAGGACTACTAAAGGTTAAGAATCTATTATGTAAGAGGGTATGAAACAGAGAGTATTCAACATACTCATCTCCTTTGCAGTAGGAGTACTTGGGGTAGTACAGGTACTACCCTACTTGAAGGGAGATGAACCACCTGAAATAAAGGTGGTACACATAATTAATGAGGAGCAACCAGACTTCTTTAGTAAATCACCTCAAGAAGGCTTGATAGAAGCATTGGAATATTATAAGGTCAAACATCCTCAGATAGTCTATGCACAAGCTGTACTTGAAACTGGTCATTTTAAGTCAGACTTATGTCTGAATGGTAATAACCTATTTGGATTGTATAACAGCAAGAAGCACAGGTATTATACATTTGACCATTGGACTGAGAGTGTGGTTGCATATCTTGACTATGTGCAATATAGATACAAACCTCCGAATGATTACTATAAGTTTTTATCAGACATAGGGTATGCAGAAGACCCTAACTACATTAACAAACTAAAAGGAATTGTAAATAGAAATGACAAGAGAAGAAGTGAATAACTTGGCTTTGTCTAAGATAGATAAGGCTAAGTACTTGATACTTGAGTTGATAACTGGAATGGGTAAGACCAAGGTAGCAATAGACCTCATTAATCATATATGTGATAGGGTATTCAGGAATGATGAAAGCCCTACTACTATACTTATCCTTGTGGCAAAGACTGTGCATAAGCAGACTTGGAAGGATGAGATTGAGAAATGGGGAGGTATCAAGTCTGACTATATTACCATTGAATGCTATGAGTCACTAAAGAACTATGAGAACTCATACTTTGATGTAGTAGTGGCAGATGAGATGCAGCATTTGTCAGAAGCAAGAATTGATGTATTGGAGACTATCCATATCAATGAGTCTTTCATTGGATTGTCTGCCACTATCAAGAGAGATATGAGGGATTATTTCATCTACAACCACAAGGCTGAGGTCATTAAGTGTGGTCTCAAGGAAGCTGTAGAAGATGAAGTATTGCCTGAACCTACAGTATATCTACTGCCTTTGACTTTGGACACTACTAATTATACCTATAAGGTTAAGAGGTTTGGTCGTGATATAATCACCACTCAGAAAGGTTATTATGATAGTATCTCTTCACTTATAGAGTGGTACAAGAATAAGTACTTTAACTCAAGAAATGAGAGGATAAAGAACTTATGGCTTTCAACAGCAGGCAAAAGGCTGAAATGGTGTGCTGAACAGAAGGAAGCCCTTGTATTATCTCTTCTTGACAAGTTCAGGAATTACAAGACTTTGACTTTCTGTAGTAGTATTGAACAGTCAGAGAGGTTAGGTAAATACAATATTACCTCAAAGAACAAGGCTTCAGTGAAGAACCTTGAGATGTTTAATTTTAACAAGATTAAGCATATTACTACCTGTAATATACTCAATGAAGGTGTGAACTTGACTAATTGTAGGATAGGTATATTCTGCAACTTGAATAGTTCGGAGATTGTAGTAAAGCAAAGAGTTGGTAGAATACTTAGACACAAATCTCCTATTATCATCATACCTTATTTCAAGGATACAAGGGAAGAGGAACTTGTGCAAAAGATGATAGAGGAGTATTCTGAGGATTCTATTATAAGTGTTGATAGTATTAATGACATTAAGCTATGACAATTTGTTTAAGTAAAGAAGGATGTCAGAAGAACAACATTAGTCTTGCTGAGGCTCTCTTGATGCTTGCCATCCATAATAATGCTGACCTTGATACAGCTCAGAAGGAGCTGATTAAGAAGGGCTATATAACTGCTAATAGGGATGACTTATTCCAACAGATTGGATGGAGACTTACTAATAAAGGCACTGAGGTAATAGATTCTGTGATTGTAGATTCTGATAAGAAGCAGGAACCTAATGACAGGTTAATTCAGTTGGCTACAAGGCTCAAAGAGATATTTCCTAAAGGCAAAAAAGATGGCACTAACTATTATTGGGCAGATGGAGTAGCTTTGATTGTACGAAGATTAAAGTTATTCTTTAAGAAATATGGAAATACTTATACTGATGAGCAAATCATACAGGCAACCAGTAAGTATGTGGAAGGTTTCAATGGAAACTATACATATATGAGGTTATTAAAGTATTTCATATTCAAAGAGAAAGTTGGTGCTGCTGGTGAGGTTGAGGGAGACTCAGAATTGATTAGTTACATTGAGAATGCTGGTCAAGAAGAGAATTTAAGAAATGATTGGACTTCTACAATTAACTGATTATGAGTAGATTTAAGCAAGTAATGGGAAATCTGAGGTTAAGGAGGGAGAGAGTTCTTAATGGACTTTATAATTGTATTCCTTTCCCTTTTCCAAGGTTTAGAGCATGGGTTCCAGGCATTGAAACTGCTAAGTTCATAGTGGTGACTGCCAATCAAAAGGTAGGTAAATCAAAGTTCTGTGATTACCTGTTTGTATATGAACCATTGTTCTTTATATTGGAGCATCCTGAGATGAGAGTTAAGGTTCTCTACTTTACTTTGGAGATGAGTCCAGAGGAAAAGTATAATGAGTTCTTGTGTCATCTATTGTTTAGATTGGATGGAATAGAGGTATCTCCCACTGAACTGAAAAGTACAGATAGAGACCATCCTATTGATGAGAAGATTCTTGAATTACTTGAATCTGATAAGTATCAGAGATATATCAGGGCATTTGAGGATATGGTTGAGTATATTGATGACCAAAGGAATCCTACAGGAATCAATAAGTACTGTAGGGACTATGCCTTAACTCATGGACATCTTAACTTCAAGAAAGGTAAGAGGAAAGACCCTATCACAGATGAAATCATAGATGCAGATGTGGTAGATAATGATAATCCTTATACCCCAAATGACCCAGAGGAAAGGAGGATAATCATCATAGATAATGCCTCAAATCTATCTCTTGAAAGTGGATTAAAGAAGATGGAAACTATTGATAAGATGAGCAAGTATGGCATTACTCTCAGAAATCAATTGAAGTTCATCTTTGTGTTGATTCAGCATCAAGCACAAGCTCAAGAAGGTATTGAGAACCAAAAGCTGAATAAGCTTAAACCATCTTCTGATGGTCTTGCAGATTGTAAGACTACTACCAGAGATGCCAATATGGTTATAGGTCTCTATAGTCCATTCAAGTATGGACTAAGAGAGTATGAAGGATATGATATAACCAAGTTCAGGAACCATATAAGGTTCATGGAGGTGATTGAAGATAGAGACTATGGAGCAAATGGTCAAATCTGTCCTTTATTCTTTGATGGTGCGGTGAGTACATTTTATGAACTCCCAAGACCTGATGATAGAGAAGCATTACAGAGAGTATATAACTATATGGAATCAAGGAAGAGCAAAACTGCTAAGACTTTCTTTAGTTATGGAATAAATAAAATGAATAGAAAGTTGCACAGGTGGAAAATATTTCATAAGTTTGCAACCCTTTTCAAGTAAAAGTAACACTATAAAACAAAAACAATGGCAAAGATTTTAGTTTTGGCTAAGTCAGGCTTTGGAAAAACCACTTCCTATTGTGGTAGGGAGAAGTTAGGTATTAAGGGGCTTGACCCAAAGGAAACTTATGTTATCCAGTGTATTGGTAGGGGTGTTCCTAACCCTAACTTTAAGCTGATTGAAGGTAGCATTGGAGTAGAGAATGTAGGTAAGCCTACACAGAAACTTGTAAATGCAAATGCCCTTGGCACAGGCAACAGAGTGCAAGTAGATGGTCTCACAGGTCTTGACAGATTTGCAGCAGTAACAGAGATTATCAATATGTTGAAGAAGTCTCCTTTCAAGAACATTGTAATTGATGACTTCAATTATCTTGCACAGGATTTCTATATGGCTAATGCCATGAAAGGTGGATGGGATACTCCTAAGCAGATTGGTTATGGGATGGGTCTCATCTTTGATGCCTTCAAGGGGCTTCCTGAGGATAAGAACATTATCTGCTGTGCCCATTATGAGGAGTATAAGGATAAGAATGGTGATTCCATTTCTTATAAGTTCAAGACCACTGGAAAGATGGTTGATGACTATATTACTCCTGAGGGTAAGTTTGATATTATCCTCTTTGGCAAAGTAGGATATGATGCAGAAAACAAGAGACCTATCAAGCACTTTGTCAAGGAGTTTGATGGAGAATATCCTGCTAAAGACAGTCTTGGTGCATTGGATGACCTTCCTGATGAGATTCCTAATGATTTGTCTATAGTAGTAGACAAATTGAGGGAGATTTATGGATAGAAATGAGACTGTAAGAATATTAAGGTTGGCTGCCTTTGGTGGACTTACTGAAACTGATGTCAATATGGTGTTGATGCAATACTGCATAGAACAGGGCAAGCCTTACTATGAGACTGCCCTGTTTGTAACACATGTATTAAGAGATAGGCAATTAATGGCATATTGCTTTAACTTTGCATTAAGTTTCTATGAGAGAAAGTTCACAATATATAAGCTATGGAGTGCTCCCAATCCATTAAATAACATGGGGCAAGAAAGAAAGTTATTACAAATCTTTTAATAGTAAGAAAATATGAAAACATTAACAGTAAGACAGTTTGCAGGTGTAAAAAGAATTGCACAGAATGTTAATCCTTTGGTAGTGAAGAAGAATAAGATTGCTGCCAAGATTGATGAACTCAATGCAGAGTACAATGCTCTGACTGAGGAGATTGAGGGACATGAGATGGGGGTCAAGGCTTTGACAGGTGGTCTCACAAGTGAAGACTTGGTTGTCAAGAAGGTAGAAGATACTGGTAAGGTTGATAAGGATGGTAAGCCTGTAAAGGTTACTAAGTATGAACCTAAGGCTGGTGTAGTAGTGTTCAATGAGGAGGCTAATGTATATGAGATTCATGTAGAGGAGCCTGCTATTGACAATGTTGCTCCTGAGACAGTAGATGATACTGAGAAGGCACCTGAGACAGAAGTAAAGGCTGATGAAGAGGCTCCTTTTGACCCTACTAACCCCTTCAATGATGGCACAGAGGCTGGTGACAAACTGCCCTTTGAAGAGTAATCAGAGTAGTAAGAAATAGAATCAAGAACAAGAAAAATCATTAGAAAGATGAAAAAGACAAATTTTGCATTTATGGCATTTGCATCAGGCAAGGAATCTACTGAGGGTAATGCAGTAAAGAGATATACAGGTGTAGCTCCTGTATTTGTTTTGGCTGTAAATCCTAATAAGGCAGAGTTAGAGAAACTCTATAATACCCAGCTTGAAAATGACCCTGAGTATCTGGGTGAAGTTGAGGTAGGTGAGGACAAGCACAAGGTACAGAATGTCAGACTTGATTTCATTGTTAAGACTGATGCTGAGAAGTGTGGTGGTATTGAGTTTACCACTAAGGTAGCTTTCTTCATCAGAAAGGAATACAGATACAATAGAGACCAGACTAAGGTACAGGTAATTGATAAGTATGGTAGAACTGCTTGGGTTACTGTAGAGCAGGCTAAGGCACATGAAATTCCTGTATATAAGAATGGTCCTGCCAATATTGATAAGGACTACAGACCTGCTTATCATGGTGAGGAAGAGCTTACTAACTTCATCAAGGCATATCTCAACATTCCTAATGTAATGAAGTATGTCAATAATACTTGGGTTATGGTAGACAAACCTGAGGATTGTGAAGCAAGACTTGAGAGCATTGCTGAGTACTTCAAGGGTAATTTCAAGGAGCTGAGAGATGTTATTGCATTGCAGCCTAATAACAAGGTTAAGGTATTGTTTGGTGTAAGAACCACTGATGATAACAAGCAGTATCAGGCTGTTTATAATCAGATGTTCTTGAAGAACAATATCACTGACTACAGTAAGTTGGATGCAGACTTGCAGGAAAGAAAGGCTGCTGGTGCATATCCTACTACTGAGTTCACTGTGGGTGACTTGAAGGAGTATGATGTAGAATCTACAGACCTCAGTAACTCTGGTGCAGTAGGTGATATGCCTTTCCCTGCTGGTGATACTGCTGGTGGTACACCTTGGGATTTTGGTAAGTAAGTAGTAATTTCTAAAAAAAAAAGCAATGGCAATCAGCAAAGGTAAATCTTCTGTGAGCCTTGATGATATTCTAAGTAAAGTGACAGAAGCAGACATTCTGTCATATTACTTAGGAGTCACAGAGGTTCCTTGTATTATAAATAGTCCTCTTAGACAGGACAGGAGACCTTCTTTTGGTCTTTATTCTACTGATGGTAGAAGAATATTTTACACAGATTTATCCACGAGGGATAGAGGAGGTCTGTTTGACCTACTTGGTCATATGTGGAACTGTGGTTATAAGGAAGTTCTAACAAGGGTTAATGAGGACATTTCAAAGTTCTGTGATGGTGCCAATATTCATTCATATACTCCCTGTGCTGTAAGAAGTACAAATAGTTACAACAAAGATACAGACTTGCAGTGCAAAGTCAGAGATTGGAGGAGTTATGATATTGAATACTGGGCATCCTATGGTATAACTTTAGAATGGCTCAAGTATGCAGAGGTTTATCCCATATCTCATAAGATTGTCATAAAGGATGGTCATAGATATGTGTTTGGAGCTGATAAGTATGCCTATGCTTATGTAGAACACAAGGAAGGTAAAGTTACCCTAAAGATATATCAGCCTTTCAATAAAGCTGGTTATAAGTGGAGTAATAAGCATGACAATTCTGTAGTAAGCCTATGGACTAAAGTACCTGAATATGGAGAGCAAATATGTATATGTTCCTCATTAAAAGATGCTCTATGTCTATGGGCTAATACAGGTATTCCATCTCTTGCCATTCAAGGTGAGGGGTATAGGATGAGTGATACTGCAATTAGTGAGCTGAAAAGAAGATATAAACAGGTCTTCATTTGCTTGGATAATGATGAGCCAGGATTGAAAGATGCTCAGAAGTTAGCTGAGGAAACAGGATTTACTAATGTAGTACTACCACCCTTTAATGAAGGGAAGGATATTTCAGACTTGTATAAGGCTAAGGGCAAAGATGAGTTCCTTAGAATAATCAAGCCTTTATTCAACTCTTCAAGACAAGAGGACAATGACTGGGATGATTTGCCCTTTTGTATAGATTAAAGTTTCAATAAGTCCAATTTATAAAAAAAAAGTGAAAACATGGAAGCAAGAAAAATTACAGTCGTACAGACTAAGAATCAGAAAAAGAGTGTTATCATGTCAGCAGCCACGACCCTTGCTGAGTTGAAGAGTGACCTGAGAGCCAATGGCATTGACTATGATGGTATGACCTTCTTTGAGGGCACATCAAAGGTTGAATTGAAGAATGATGCTTCAGTTCTGCCACATGATGTTCCTTATAAGGGTACTATCACAAATGAGTTGGTTTTCATGCTTACTAACACCAACAAGGAAATTAGAAGTGGTGCTGTTGCAATGAGTAGAGCTGAGGCATACAGTGCTATCAAATCTATGGGTTTGCAGGATGCTTGTGTAAAGAAGTTTGGCAAAAACTTCACTATGTGCAAGACTGCTGACCTTATTGCATTGATACAGAGCAATGGTGCTTCAAAGCCTGCTCCTGCTGCTCCTAAAGCTGAGGCTAAGGCTGAGACTAAGAAAGAGGAAAAGGTAGAAGCACCTGTAAACACTCCTGAAGTAAGTGCCCCTGTAGCACCTGCAAGTAATGGTGGTGAGTGTGTTGATACTGTAGCAAGAGCTGCTATCAGCAAGTTGGTGGAAATTCTTGAGGACAATGGCACAATTGAAGATTATGAGAAGGAGAAAGTGCTTGATATTCTTGGGGGTGAAGTAGCTGTAGCTGCTGCACCTTCTGAGGAGTATAAGCCTAAGTCAGCTTCTCCTTACTCTGATGATGAGATTGATGATATGTTCGCAGGAATGGGTGTCAATTAACAAGGGTAAGTAACAGTAGGTAAGGAGGTTAGAAATGCCCCCTTACCTACTTTTTTTTTACAGTAATATGAGTGGAGAAACAATTAAATTAATTGAGGAGAAGATAGAAGAACTATATAACTCCTTGATGGACAGACCACTCCGAGTATTAAGCATATTCAATGATTTCTTTGGAGAGGACAAAGTTGATATGCAAGGATATTGGAGTTTGGGCAAGTTCAAATCTTGGTTAAAGATAGAATCTTTGGCTACTTATATTCCTGATGGTAGTATTGCAGGCATGAGCAGTAATGATTGGAGCATGTTCAAGACATTTGCTATTACTGATTTACCTAAAAACCAAGTAGAAAAGGTTGTAAATGTGCTTACAAATACTACAGTAAAGGAAAGAATTGGTAATGCTAAGTTCAATGGCATATTCATTCTTGTACATTTTCCTCATGTAAGGGTAACTAATGAGCATGACAGATTTGTGGATATTAACCATCTATGGGCTAAGGTGAAGGTAATGTATAATGGCACATTAAATGGTGGATTTACACTTAACAGGTCAGAATATACTATGCTTCATATTAGTAGTGGGTATATGCACAGCCATATTAGTAGCATTCCTACAAGTAACTTTGCTGATTTCCAGAGTCCTTGTACGGGTAGTGGTCCTATTAATGGTACTATCAGTGCCCTTAATAGAGATTATGATGAGGATATGTGGAATATGTTTTGTCTTGAATTAAGTAAGTATGTAACTGTAGAATCCATTGCTGGCAGACCTTATAAATATTTGGAAAAGTTAGGTACTAATAACATGGAGATGGGTGTGGACAGGTTTGTTACATATCTATCACCAGACTACTATTGGGATGCTCTTAGTTCTGATAAGTTGAAGGAGTTTGTAAGAGGCTTTATCAATTCAAAGAAACTTAAATTCAATTATGTAAATGGCTCTTATTCTATTGGTATGTCACTTATTGAGTTTATTGTACTTATTAGCAATGAATTTATTAAGTGGTATAATGACCAGTTTAATAAAGAGGAGCTAACTGCCAAGTTTGCAGAATTGAAGAGGAAAGGTATCTTGAAAGAGTGTATCATAGATAATGGGAAGATTTACTATGATAAAGGTGAGAACAATGTAAATACCTATGCCCAATATATAGGCAAGAAGGTTTGCATATTCAAGGGAAGAGAGGTTACTATTGATATTACAGATATTGCTGAGGTAAGGAATGAGAATAAGAGTATAATTCTTAATACTCATACTGCACTATACATATTAGCAACAATACTTAAAGTGTTAAATTATAGATATGGAAGAAGTAAAGCAACCCACGAAAGTAATCAGCTTGGTACAGAAGTCAGGTACTTATAATTATAAGCTGATTATCCCAGCAGAAGTGGAGAGAAAGATAAGATTTGCCTGCCAAAAGGTGTGGAGTACTGAATGGTCAGGTACACTATTCTTTACACATGAAGGTTCATTTGAAAATAATGACCTTGTAATAAGATGTGTGGATATTTACATTATGGATATTGGTACTCAAGCCTATACAGAGTTTGATATGAATCCTGATGTGATAGCCTATATGTGTGAGAATCCTGAGCTACTTGATTGCCAAATAGGTCTTATACATTCCCATAACAATATGAGTACTTTCTTTAGTGGTACAGATACTGCAACACTGAGGGAAGAGGGTATAGATAGGAATAACTTTGTATCCCTTATTGTGAATAATGCAGGTACTTATACTGCTGCAATTACAAGGAGGGTTAAATCAAAGCAGGTCAAAGAATCTGTGTCTTATGAGTTCTTTGGTGATGGTGAAAAGCATGATACTAAGGAATATGTAAGTAGTGCAGATGAAATTGAATGGTTCTATCTTAAAATAGAGAAGGAAGGTGAGAATTATTCCTTTCCAGACATGGCAGCAAGACTTGAGGAAATCAAGCAAGCTAAAGCAGAAAGGGCAGAGAAAGCCAAGAAAGCTCAAACACCTGTATATCAAGGTGGCTATAAACCTGTTATTGCTAATTCCTATGGTACAAAGGCAGGTCCAGCAAATCTTGTCAAGAAGGAAGCTGATAAGCCTAAGGTAGTTCAGCCAACTCTCTTTGATAATGCAGATGACCTACCATTTGAAGAGGGATATGACATACCTTATGGTCAGGTATCATTTGATAAGGTTACTTTGAAATCTCTTGTACTTCAATTGATTACAGGTAGTATTATCATTTCTAATGATAGTAAGATTGACATTACCAAATGGGCTAAGTCAATGCCTACCCTGTATGAAAAGAGGTTTGGTAAAGGCAAAGTTGGCATGGATAATTTCAAGATATGGGCAGAGACCTATACAGAGTATCTGACATGGTATATAACAGATGAGAAATTAGAAGAGCTTGGCTTTGATGAAACAGAAATTTGTGCTATTTGTGCCCATGATATGATAGAGGAGCTTACAAAACTCCCTGAAAATGATTATATCAAAGGGTATATTGATGCACTTCAAAAGTATTTAGTATTATGACAAATAGTGAAATAGAAAATAGAGTAGCAGAATCTGAGAGAGCTTTAGAAGAAGCTATTGAAGAGTTCAACTCAGTAGAAGAGTATGAAGAGGCTCTTCAGAATCTTGATAGTGATTCACCTTTGACAGAGGAAGAACAAGCTATCCTTGACCAAGCTGTAGAAGATGTACATCAGGAGATACCTACAAACTCTGCAACTTTGCTTGTGGATGAAGCTACAAGTAGGTTTAGTTCTGCCATTTGGTATGAGAACATTCAGAAGAAGACTGTCATTTTGGCAGGTGTGGGTGGTATTGGTAGCTATGTAGGCTTCTTATTGGCAAGAATGAAGCCAGCTTCCATGTTTATCTATGATGATGACATAGTGGAAACTGTCAATATGTCAGGTCAGTTATATGGTCAATCTGATTTAGGTAGACCTAAAGTATCTGCACTGGCTGAGATGATTAGAAACTATGCTGACTACAGCAGTGTCTTTGCAATAAGTGAAAGATTCACTGATGAATCTGAGGCATCAGACATTATGATTTGTGGCTTTGATAACATGGCAGCAAGAAGACTTTTCTTTAATAAATGGGTAAATCATGTTCAATCCAAACCAGAGGAGGAAAGGAAGAATTGCCTGTTCATTGATGGTAGGTTGGCAGCAGAGGAGTTTCAGGTATTGTGTATCAAGGGAGATGATGAGTACAACATCAATAGGTACAATAATGAGTTCCTATTCTCTGATGCAGAAGCTGATGAAACTATCTGCTCCTATAAACAAACTACCTTCTGTGCAAATATGATTGCATCTTATATGGTTAATTTGTTTGTAAACTTCTGTGCTAATCAATGTGAGCCTCTCATTGATAGAGACCTGCCATTCCTTACCACATATAATGCAGAAACAATGTATCTTAAAACTGAAGTATAATGGAATTTAACCTAAGATTTGCATATAATGTAATGGGTGTTTTCAATAGCAGTGAGTCTGGTAATCCAGACCAGCTTGAAATGAATCTGTCTCTTGATAGTAACAATGTATTTAGAAGAAGCCTTGTCATTGAAGTAAACAATGATGAGGTAGAGATACCTGTGATTGCAAGAGAACACTTTGAAAAGCTGGTTTCAGACAATATGGCTTATCCCGCAATTGTGAGAATCAAGAGGATAATATTGCCATTATATGATAATGCACCAAGCCAAGGAAGAAGAACCTTTGATAGTATCATAGCTCAATTATTTACTAATGTAGGATATGGTAAAAGATTGCAGAAGATAACTACCAATAAGGGCGAAGTGTATTATGGTGGTAAAGGTATCATCTTTGATGAGAGCTACACTCCATTACTATTATGTACATTAACTGCAAGAAGTGTACATACTGAGGATAATGGTAATACTATGGTCTATTACAGACCTGTATGCCATGTCAGTCCCAAAGTATTCTTAGAGTCTGATAAGTTGATTAATAAAGGCATCATCAAGAAATTGATTCCCTATTATACAAGTAGGGATATAAATTTCCCAAGAAACAATTACAGTTTCAGCAGTAATCCAGAGGACAGGAAAGTAAAGGTCATAGTAGATAATTTCAATAAGTTCTTTGTAGAACCTATTAAACCTACTCCATCTGCCTGCTCTAATGATGCACTGAATGAATGCCTTATTGACAATATTGATGACATAATGATGTTGATATGACATTAGATGAATACTTTGGAGATTGGATGAAGGTAATTGATAGGACAGAGCTTAATAATGTAATGGCTAAGGTTGGGCAAGAATACAGGAGAAAGCCTTTGTGTCCTGCCCAATCTAATGTATTCAGAGCATTCGAGCTTTGTCCTCTCAATGACTTGAAAGTAGTTATGTTAGGTCAAGACCCCTACCCACAAAAGGGAGTAGCAACTGGAGTATTATTCGGAAATAGAAAGGAAGTTGATGAGGATAACTTATCTCCTTCATTAAATGTTGTTAAAGAGGCAGCAATTAATTTTGAAGTTCCACATTATTGTATTACCTTTGACCAAACTTTAGAAAGTTGGGCTAAACAAGGGATACTAATGATAAACTCTGCACTCACTGTAGAAATGAATAGGATAGGTTCCCATGTGATGTTGTGGAGACCTTTCATAGCTAAATTGCTAAAGAACTTGTCTGAATATAATACAGCTATAGTATATGTATTGTTTGGCAGACAAGCCCAAACCTTCAAACCTTATATTAATGATAGGTTCAATCATATTATAGAGATTGAACATCCTGCATATTTTGCAAGGAGTGGTACTAAGATGCCACATCAGCTATTTGTTGATATAAGTAATAAGGTAAAAGAGATTTATGGTGTGCCTATAAAATGGTACGAAGAGTATTAATACTAAACAAAAAAAAAATGGAAAAGATTTATTTGACAAATGGTAAGGAAGTACAGATTGGAGACACTCTGACTAAAGCATCTAAGGTAGTAGACCCTTTCTTTGGTGAGGGTACTGTAGTTCAGCACATTGTGGTAACTAAGGACATTCTCCCTAAGCTCCTTGAGGCTGGCATTGTTACTACTACCAAGCCTGCAAAGTCTGCTGTGGTTGAATCTGAGGTTCCTATGGAGTTGGAGTACTACATTCAGAAGATTGCAGAGAAACTTGGTTGGAAGATTGAGAAGGTCTATAACTATCTCAATAGTGTAGATACTATTCTTCCTGCTGCTGCATTCTCTATGGTACTTAGAGAAGTAGCCATTGAGTTGGACAAGAAGTATGAGGACCATATTGAGAAGAGTCCTGAGATTTATGTAATCTCTATGCTTGATGGTAGAATCACTAAGGCTAACAAAGCCCACATCAAGAACTACAGGAACTTCGCAGCATTCAGGTCTGTAAGTGATGCAAAAATTGCCTGTTCTATTGTGAGAGACATGCTGAAAGAAATGTTCAAGAATAAGTAACATATGGAAACCTATACGCAATTTTCCCAATTATGAAGTCAGTAGTAATGGAGAGGTAAGGTCTACAAATTATAACCATACTGGGGTCTGTAAAATTCTGAAACCTTCAATATCAAGTAATGGCTATTATGGGGTTATTTTGGTTAAAGAGGGTAGGAGATTTTATAGGGCTGTTCATAGGTTAGTTGCTGAAGCATTCCTTCCTAATACTAATAATCTACCTTATATTAATCATAGAGATGAGAATAAATTAAACAACAAAGCTTCAAATCTTGAATGGTGCACTGCTAAGTATAATATAAGGTATGGCTCTTGTATAGATAGAAGAGCTAATAAGCAGAAAGTAACAAGAGGAAACCCTATCATATCAATAGATAATAATGGGAATGAAGTCAAATACATCTCTGCTAAAGAGGCAAGTAGGATTACTGGCATAAATCAAGGCTCAATATCTAAATGCTGCAAGGGTGAAAGGAGAATTGCAGGAGGTTTTAGATGGAGATATGAACAAGAAAATCAGGAATGCCACACAGAGTAGTTCTAAGGGTATAACATTCAAATCCCAGTTGGAGAAGAGTATATATAATACTCTTCTTCAACAAGGGTTTGAACCTCAATATGAGCCAACTACCTTTACTTTATGGGAAGGTTTTGAACCTATTACCCCATACTATGATAAGGAGACTGACAAGCAGAAAATCAAAAGATTATCAGAGGGTATAGACACCTGTGCTCCAAAGATACTAATTCAGAAAACAGGTAAAATTGTTGGTATCAGATATACACCAGACTTTTATTTCAAATATAATGACCTCAATGTTTATATTGAAGCCAAAGGGATAGAGAATGATGTATTCTATATCAAGAAAAAGATGTTTATAAAATATCTTGATAACCTATACACTGAAAAAGGTGAAAAGTCTATCTATTTTGAGGTATATACCAAGAAACAACTCTTACAGGCAATAGAAATTATCAAGAGTTATGGACAATAGAGAACCAATAGACAGAATAAAGGCTTTGATTCCCTCATTGCCTGAGGGAGATGCAAAGCTTGCACATAAGTTCTTGAATAGTAGGGACTTTGAGTCTCTCCAACTCTTAGTTGATTCATCTCTTGTCAGAGTAAAGAAGGGTCTCAGTAAGGAAAGTCCTAAAGAGGAGTATTTGAAAGCAGACCTTGGAGAAATGAGGAGATTGAAGTCAGAAATAGATGCTTACTGCGAGGCTCTTGAGCTGCCAGAGCAGGAGGATGAGTATGAAGATTTCAGTAGTGAGGAATACAATCAAGATTATTACTAATGGAGAGAAAATCTTTAAGAAATATATCTTGGAATGTGTCTGAGGAAACATATAGGGCAGACCCAGCATTGAGCTATTCAACCCTTGCAAGATACGAAAGAGAGGGATTCAATAACTTGGATAAATTATTTGACAGGTTAGAAACACCTTCTCTTACTTTTGGTAGTGCTGTAGACAGCATTATTACAGGTGGTCAAGAAGAGTTTGATGAAAGGTTTATGGTTGCTGAGTTTCCTTCTACTCCAGACTCTATTACAAAGATGGTAAAATCTTTGTTCAGTCAGTATGGAGATTCTTATAGGAGTCTTATCACAATTCCTGATGATGCAATCATTAAGGAGACTGAATATCAGAGTTATCAGATGAACTGGAAGCCTGAGACAAGAGCTAAGGTTATCAAGGAGAAAGGAGCTGACTACTATAACCTGTTATTTATAGCAGGCAGTAAGACTATACTTGATACTCAGACCTATCAAGATGTGTGCAATGCAGTAAGAGCATTGAAAGAGAGCAAATCCACTCAATTCTACTTTGCAGAGGATAATCCATTTGAACCAGACATTGAAAGATTCTATCAGTTAAAGTTCAAAGGAGAGTTCAATGGTGTAAAGTATAGGAATATGGCTGACTTAATCATAGTCAATCATAAGGAGAAGTGGGTAAAGCCAGTAGATTTGAAAACAAGTTCCCATACAGAGTGGGATTTCTATAAATCCTTTGTAGATTGGAGATATGATATTCAAGCCAGACTATATTGGGCTATTATAAGGCAGAATATGGATAAGGATGAGTACTTCAAAGACTTCAAGCTGTTTGACTATGATTTCATTGTAGTCAATAGGAGAATCCTTGTTCCATTGGTGTGGACTTGTCCATTTACACAGGCAGTAGGTACATTGAAATTTGGAAAGAATAGCCAAATAGAAATGAGAAGTCCTTTTGTGATAGGAGAAGAGCTTTCTTCTTATCTCACTTCCAGACCAAAAGTTCCTACGGGTATTAATGAAGCTGGTCCTAATGATTTAAGAGAATGGTTAAATACATTGTAATATGCAAGTAGTAAAAAGAGATGGCAATATAGAGGAATTTAATGTTGATAAGATTATAAGTGCTGTAGAAGAAGCCTTTAAATCTTGCAACAAGAAAATGCCTCAATATTTGTATGATATGCTAGGTGCTTTATTTGGCACTTTGAGAGGGGATATTATAGGTATTGAGGAGATACAGAATAAGGTTGAGGACGTTCTTATGAATGATAAACACTTTGATGTAGCAAAGAAATATATCATTTATAGAGAACAACATAAGCAGGCAAGATTCATTAGGGAAAGAATTGACTATATGAATGAGTATAGTCAATCTAATGAGAATGCAGCTACTTCATCAGAGACAGATGCCAATGCAAATGTAACTATGAAGAATGTTGCTAATCTTGAGGGTGAAGTGTATAAGACTACTAATAGGGTTATTCAGAGGCAAAGAATGAAAGACAAGCTGAATGAAATGTACCCTGAAGTAGCCAAGAAGTATGAAGAGGATTTGAACTCTCACATCATCTATACACATGATGAAGCAACTACTCCTGTCTTGAAGCAGTATTGTATGGCTGTAAGTCTATATCCTCTTATGATGGAAGGAGTAGGCAATATTGATGGTATCACTCCAACACCTCCTAATGATTTGCAGTCATTCAGTGGTCAAGTAACCAATCTTATCTTCTTGCTATCTTCTCAGTGTAAGGGTGCAGTGGCAGTAGGTGAATACTTTATTGCCCTTAACTATTACATTGTACAGGAGTTTGGTTCTAGCTGGTATGAAAAGCTGGATGTAGTAACCACTACAGACCATTGTAGTAAGCAAAGAACCATAAGAGATGCCATATATAAAGCATTCAAACAATTCATTTATGGTGTGAACCAGCCTGCTGGTAATAGGTCATATCAGAGTCCATTTACCAATGTGTCTTATTATGACCACACCTATTTTGATTCATTGTTTGGAGAGTTCTATTATCCTGATGGTACTAAGCCTCAATGGGAAGCAGTAGACTGTCTACAAAGGCTGTTTATGAAGTTCTTCAATAAGCTGAGAACCAAACAGATTCTTACATTCCCTGTAGAGACAATGGCTATGGTGTATGATCCAAAGACCAATGATATTATAGATAAAGACTATAAGGACTTTACTGCTGAGATGTATGCAGAGGGTCATAGCTTCTTCACCTATATATCAGATAGTGCTGATAGTCTTGCATCATGTTGTAGGTTGAGGAATGAGCTTGCAGAGAATACTTTCAATCCTACATCAGGTCTTACTGGTGTGATGACAGGCTCATGCAATGTAATCACTCTTAATATCAATAGGATTGTGCAGGATTATTGGAGGATAAGGAAGGGTAATCATATTGACTCTCCTATCTATGAAAGGGATTTCTATGATAGGTTTGCTGATTACCTTACTGAGATACTCAAAAGAGTCTACAAGTACCATATTGCATTTAAGACAATGCTATATGACCTTGAAGATAAGGGTATGTTTGCTGCTTCAAATGGTGGGTATATTCACATCAGCAAATTGTATAGTACTATAGGTATCAATGGCTTGAATGAGGCTGCAAGATTCTTAGGTATGACTGTTGGCAACAACAAGGAGTATATTGAGTTCCTGCAACTGGTTCTTGGTACTATCAAAGAGCAGAATAAGATACACTCTATCCATGATGCCAATAGACCATTCTTATTCAATTCTGAGGTAGTTCCTGCTGAAGGGTTAGGAGGAAAGAATTATAATTGGGATAAGGAAGATGGATATTGGGTTCCTGATGATGAGAACCTGTATAACTCATATTTCTATGATGCCCATGATGATACCTCAGTACTTGATAAGTTTATACTTCATGGAAGGCAGACTTATCAATATACTGATGGAGGCAGTGCAGCTCACATCAATCTTGAAGACCACCTTAGCAAGGAACAGTATCTCAAACTGATAGACTTTGCAATAGCTAATGGAACCAACTACTTCACATTTAATATTCCTAATAGTAAGTGTGATGACTGTGGCTACATTACTAAGCATCCTATCACTGAATGCCCAAAGTGCCATAGTAAGAATATCACTCAATATACAAGAGTGATTGGCTATCTCAGACCTATCAAATCATTTGGCAAAGACAGGCAGATTGAGGCAAGTCATAGAACTTATAGTGATGGAAGGAGTGAGATATGCTAAAGTATGTAGATGCAAAAGTAGTCTTTGCTGAAGTGCCAGATGAAGTAACTCTTGCTATCAACATATCTAATTGTCCATGTCAATGTAAGGGCTGTCATAGCTCTTACTTGGCAGAGGATATTGGTAATCCACTGAATAAGACAGTTCTCAGCAAACTTTTGGAAGATAACAAGGGAATATCTTGTGTGTCTTTCATGGGTGGTGATAGGGACACTATACATATAGTAGCTTTGGCAAGTTGGGTAAAAACTCATACAAACTTAAAGGTTGCATGGTATAGTGGTAGGCAAGAGATTAGTGATATAGTAGCAAGGCAATTAAGGTGGTTTGACTACATTAAACTTGGACCTTATAAGGAGGAGTTTGGTCCACTTAACAGTAGGACTACTAATCAAAGATTCTACAAGGTGAATGGCAAGGAGCTGGTAGACATAACAAATAAATTTTGGAAGCATGCAAGTTGAAAATTTATGGGTAATAGAAACAGAATATAATATAGGCGACGAGGTCTATACTTTATATAAAAATAAAGTAACCAAAACTAAAATTAAAGCAGTCGAGGTCTTAGTATCTACTGATATTACTGTTAAGTATAATTCAGACATAGTAGAAGGATTGTTTGAATCTAATAAAGTATTCATGGAGAAGGACTTGTTCAAAACTAAGGAAGAGCTATTAAAATCATTATGAAACTGAAAATTAAAATAAAAGTGTTGACTGGAGGCTGCATGCCTGTAATTAGTAAGAATGGTGATTGGGTAGATTTAAGGTCTGCTATAAACATTACTATTCCAGCACCACAGGCTGATGTACTTAAAAGGAAGACTGTTGAAGGAGAGAGAGTAGGTCATAGGGATGTAGAAATTCCTACCTATTATATTCCTCTTGGAGTTGCAATGCAACTACCACAAGGATTTGAAGCTATTATTGATTCAAGGAGTAGTGGTCCTAAAAAGTTAGGATTATTCATCCCAAGTGGTCAAGGTGTAGTGGATAACACATATAATGGCAATGATGACCAGTGGCACTATGTATGTTCTCCTATGAGAGAGACCACTATTGAAGCAGGTGATAGAATCTGTCAATTTAGGATACAGCTTAGTCAGAAAGCTACTATGTGGCAGAAGATTAAATGGCTGCTAAGTTCAGGTATTGAGCTTGTGGAAGTAGATGACTTGGGTGATGATAACAGAGGAGGATTTGGTACTTCTGGCATCAAGTAGTAACTAAAAAAAAGCATGAAGCATGGTATTAGAAATAATTGGTATTATGCTTGCAGTAGTCATTCTATCTATTATCATTAATGGTGTAGAAGATTATTGCAAGCAGAGCAAAAGGGTAAATATGTCTTTCAAAGAGGCTATGGATTTGGTAGAGTTACCTGTGGTAACATTCCTTAATGGAGATAAGAAACTTAACTTCTTATTGGACACTGGGAGTAATATCTCTCAAATCAACAGCTCTATTCTTCCTCTTCTTGACCATAAGAAGATAGAGGCAAAAGACATGGATGTGACAGGAATTGAAGGTAATAAGGTGAATACTGAGTTCTGTGAAATGACAATCACTTATAAGGGGCAAGAATTTGTAGGTGATTTCTGTATTCACAACTTGGATGATGCCTTTGCTATTGTTAAGGAAGAGTCTGGTGTGCAGATTCATGGTATCCTTGGCAGTCTGTTCTTCCAAAAGTATAAGTATGTCTTTGACTTTGAAAGTCTTATTGCTTATTCTAAGAAATAATGGAAGATATTATAAAACTTAGGTCCAGATATAGAGCTAAAAACTATCTCAAGAAAATGCCTAAACCTGATGGTACTGAATCAAAAACTTATGTACTCAAAACTGATATGCCTACATTGAGAGTAGGTGAAGTTCAAGGAGGAAATAAGTTTATTGACCCATCAGGAGGTCCAATGATTGTGGTAGGATGTGAGCTTGAAGAAGCCAAGGCAGTTGTCAAATCTATAGACTTTGTTAAGGGTTATGGATGGACTATAACATTTGAATAATGATATATTTTGTTACTGGTCAGAGAGAACTATTTGAGTTTCCTGATGCTAAGTATAAGTGTATCTCTGTAGAAGAGTCTCTGAGAATATTAGAGCCTCTACGCATTGTAAGTTTAGATACTGAAACTACAGGTACAGAGATATGGACTGGCAAATTGCTTCTTCTTCAACTTGGTAATAAGGATAATCAAGTAGCAATAGATTGCTTGACTATTGATGTTAATCAGTATAAAGACTATCTTGAAAGTGACAGATTATTCATTATTCATAATGCAAAGTTTGATTTGAGGTGGCTATATAAGGAGCATATTGTAGTCAGAAATGTCTATGATACTTATTTAGCTGAAAAGATTCTATTTCTTGGATTCCCACATGGCATTGTATCTTTGTCCTTGCAGGCTTGTTGTGATAGGTATTTACATATCTATCTTGACAAGACTGTCAGAGGACAGATACATGCAGGTATGACAGAAGAGGTTATAGTTTATGCAGCAAATGATGTTGTGCATCTTGAGGATATTATGAACTTGCAGCTTGTTACTATCAATGCAAGAGGTCAGAAAGTGGCACTTGATATTGAAAATGAGTTTGTAAGAGTCCTTGCATACATTGAATATTGTGGCATTAAACTTGACCCTGTTAAGTGGAAGGCTAAGATGGTTAAAGATGCAGAGAGGTTAAGGATTGCTGAGCAGAAACTTAATGATTGGGTAGTAGATTATGTAATGAAAAAGGATGACCCTTCCCTCATTGCAAGAAACTATGATACTCACAAGAAAGGTAAGCCAGCCAAACTTGCAGATAATGTGTATGTGGTAATACCACAACCTTCATTATTCTCTGAGTTTGATACTGGTCCTCAATGTATTATTAATTGGAATAGTTCCAAGCAGGTAATCAGATTGTTTGAAGAACTTGGATTTGACCTATTGGTTAAAGACAAGAAAACAGGTAAGATGAAAAAGTCTGTGGAGTCTAAGTTTATAGAATTGCAGGCAAGTAAGAGTAGTATTGTTCCTTTATACTTGGAATATTCAGCAGCTTTCAAGGTGGTAACATCTTTTGGTCAGAACTTCCTTGATGCTATTAACCCTGTTACACAAAGAATCCACCCAACATTCAATCAAATGATGGGTACTGGTAGATTAAGTTGTGGCTCAGGAGGAAAAGGTAAAGGAGGTAAGACTAAAGATGATGATATTGCAGAGGAGGAAGATGAAAACAAGGACACTTCTACACAAGCAAATGATAAGAGTGTCAATGTTCAGCAGCTTCCAGCCACAGAAGAAACAAGAGCAGCATTTGTCCCTGAAAAGGGACATTTGTTAGTAGATTGTGATTATGGAGACCAAGAGGGTCATGTGTTCACTGAATTGTCTAATGATAAGGAGTGGATTGCATTCTACAATGACCCTAACCAAAGAGATGGACACTCCTTTGTAGCCAAGATGTGTTTCCCTAAAGACCTTGATGGGGTTGCAGAGAAGAATGTCAAGAAGGTAAGAAAAGACCTTAGAGATTTGGCTAAGAAGGCAAGGTTCTGTTTCAATTATAATGGTCAGGCTCCTACAATGGCAACTAATTGTAATATCCCTGTGGACTTTGCAACTGAGATTTATAACAACTATTTCAAGAGATTTAATGGTATAGCAAGCTATTTCAAGGTACAAAAGAGAGACATGTGGAATAGAGGCTATATCCTAATCTCAAAGATAACTGGGCTAAGGGCATATATCTATGACTATCCTATACTGAAAGGTATTGAAAGGAGAAAGAATGGTATGGAAGATTTCTGGGATATATACAAAGCTGCAAGAGATAGTGGCAGAGTAATATCTGAGATTCCACCATCTGTCATGCAAGAAATTGCAAAGAAGTTTGCCCAAGGTGTTCCTATTGAAGAAATAGCTGTTAGGTATTCATATAAGGTTAAAAAGGCAGGTAAGGTAGAAGAAAGATTCATTGATATTAACAGGGAGACTGTGTATGTGTCAGTGATGAAACACTTATGGAAGAGAAAGAGTGCTTCTGATAATCAGTCATGTAACTATCCTTCTCAAGGTACTGCTGCTGCAATGACTAAGATAGCAGGTATTAGATACTTTAATCATTTGGTTAATGATGGTCTTATATTCAAAGTCCTCATTCCTAATGATGTACATGATGAGTATCTGATAGAACCACCTGAGGAAATTGCAGAGCAGGAAGCTAAGAAGTTAAGTGAGTGTATGGAATATGCAGCAGCAATCTTCTGTAAGAAAGTAACTATCAAAGCTGTACCAGAAATTGCCCCTTGTTGGGTTCATTAATATGGAGACTTGGAGAATAGCTATTCCTATAGTGGTATTCATATTATGTGTGATAGGTGCATGGTATGTAATAAGACTAAGGATAAAAGAGATTAGAAGTAGAACCTATGTTTATCCTAAGACAGGTCATAAGTATATGCCACTCTACAGGTGCAGGATGAAGAATCCTGTATCTGGAGAATGGTTTAATGCTTTGATTTATCAAGGGATGGAGAATGGTGAGTTGTATGTCAGAGAGTATGAAGACTTCTTTGACAAGTTTGTGAAACTTTTAGACTGGAAAAATGGAACAAAAGAAAGTGGACAATGTTAATCATCCCCCACACTATACATGGCTTAAGGATAAATGTGGGATTGAGGTGATTGATATAACAAGACACATGGATTTTTGCTTAGGTAATGCCATTAAGTATATACTTAGGGCAGGACATAAACAGGATGCAAGCCTTACAGATAATCAGAAGGAGATTGAAGATTTGAAGAAGGCTATATGGTACATCAAAGACAGGATAAAGCAATTAGGTGGTGAAGTATGACATTTATAATTCATTTCAAAGATGGACATAGAAAAAACCTACAGCAATAGGTATGATGAGGATATAGAGCATGAGAGGGATGCAGCTTGGGATGATGTCTATGCTGCATTTCCTGATGCAGAGTACATTGAGCCTTTCTAAGTCCATCATAGGAGGGTAGAAAGATGAGTGGGATTAAAGTTAGTGTTAAAACAAAGGCTAAAGAGACTCTGAAACTATCTAACCATCTAAGGACATTTCTTTTTGAACAGGAGTATGGTGAATTGAGTAGCTGTACTCCTGCTCAAAAGAAAACCCTTAGAGATGCTTTGTTAGTTTTGAACTCTGTGGTCAGCAAGAGTAAATAATATGACAGAGAGGCAACTGAGATGGCAGAAAAGGAATAGAATACTTTGGAGGTTAAAAGGTATGGTAGGCTTTTCTTTTGAGGAGGGAGTACTTACACCTCTTGAGAATGATAGACTGAATACTGCCTTTGGTATTATTAGAGGAGTAATCCAAGATTCAGTAGAGTCAAGTATTGAATTAGGATTTAATGCTAAGAAGAGGTGCCACTTTTGTGGGAAGCCTGTTGTGGAAGGTAGTGAGTATTGTAAAGAACATAAAGAATATATGGAGGAAAGACAATGCCAAAGATAATTTTATGCCGAGGTATTCAAGGTAGTGGTAAAACTACATGGGCTAAACAATGGGTACTTGAAGACCCTGAACATAGAGTAAGATTCAACAATGATGACATCAGAAATATGTTAGGTAAGTATTGGGTTCCCAGTAGAGAAGGTCTTATAAAAGACCTAAAAGGTCTATTCCTATGGGAAGCTATGTCCTATGGTTTTGATATTGTTATTGATAATATGAATCTCAATCCCAAGGAATTAGAGTACTATAATAGAGTGCTTGATGATTGGAACAATCCTAAAGGAATAGTACCTGCTGTGGTTAGACCAAAGTACAGCCTTGAATTTAAGGACTTCTTTATACCTCTTCAAGACTGTATAGAGAGGGACTCAAAGAGACCTAATCCAATAGGAGAAGAGGTCATAAGAAAGACTTATGAGAAGTATAAAGACATTCTGAAAGTATAGTATGAGACAATATACATCAAGAGAGTTCATAAAGATAGTGGAATTTAATGGTTTCTATTATAGCAGACATAATGGAGACCATGCTATCTATGTGAATGATAAGGGAAGGCATATCAGCATACCTAAGAATCTTGAATGTGTAATTGCTCGTAGACTGATTAAAGAGAATAACTTGGTAACAGACATTAAAAAGAAAAAGAAATGACTGAAAGTGGATATTATCCCCTAGGGGCAGAACATGACCCTAATGCACCCTGGAATCAGGCTGACAATCCTGAAAGGGAAATTGAGGTCACAGTAAGTGTCACCCTTAGTAAAACTGTAAAGATTAAGGTATCTGACTATGAGATTACTGACTCTGGAAAGGATGAAGATGGTGAATATTTTGAGGATATAGACTACTCAAACTGTGACCTTAAAGGTGCAGTTGAAGAGCAGATTGTATTACCTCAAAAGGCTTGGGATTATATAGCTCCTAAATCAAAGAAAGAAGTTAATGCTATCTTTGACCTAAAGGGCTGGAATGTTGATGACTTTGAAGTTATAGAGGAATAATATGGCAACAGCAACTAAGATTCAATTAGTAGAATTTAACAAGGATGAGGCATTAAATGGTGCCTCCCTTGCATTCTCTTCTAATGGACAGTTGAGTGGAGCAGTCAGTGACTATGTACTTAATTTTCAATTGAATGATATAGGCTCTGTCACAGAGAAATACTCTGGACAAGTACAAAAAAAAAATGTATTATTTCAATGATAATGGTGTATGTTCTGATGGTAATGAACTCCATAATCTGTTTATTATAGATGCTGAGATTATTGCGACTCAAGGTACAGTAGCTACCAGAGGAGATGCAGGCTCAGAAGAGAATATTGATATAGATGTATTACAGCCAAGAGAATACTTTGCAATGTATGCTTTGCAAGGTATATTGGCTAAAGTGGAAAATCCTTTAACATTGGATGATGGGCAGGTTACTCTCATATCAAGTATGGCATTTAAGATTGCTCAAAGTATGATGAGTACAGCAGCAGATTATAGAGCAGCTACCTGATCAGAAGAAACTCCTCCTTCATCTGTAGATGTGGATATTAACAATGTTACATCTATTACTGACAAATTATTGTACAATATGAGTCAGTCTATAGCTGGAATGCAGGAGAGTTTGAAGGATATTAAGGACACTATGTCTGGTCAAGAAGGTGAAGTTCAGAAAGTAGAGTTAAGTGCAGTATCTATATCAGAAGTACCTGTAAGGGTTACTAATGCTTACTTGAATACTTATGTGGACAATATGCCTGCTGTTCCTTCAGAACCTGTATCTATCACTGGTACAGTAAGTGTGGATAACTTTCCCTCAAGTGGGACAGAATCATAAGATATGATAGACAACTTTGAATTAATCAAGAGTCTTTTCTACTTCAATGAAGCAAATGATATGTTCTTTCATTTGCAAATTGTTCAGAGAGCCAAAGACCATAAGGGTGAGAACAAGAAAGTAAAGGAGAGTGCAATCAAAACTTACTTTATTAGAAGTAGAGAGCATCTTGATAGAGTGAAAGAAGAAGTGATATTTCTCTGTGAACATTATGGTGCAAGAGCCTATATCAATGTAGCTGGAAAGGATTTCAATAATCTGCAAGACTTATTACTTGCTAAGTTGGCAGAGTATAATCTGAATGGTACTGTAAGAGACCCAAGGAGAATACTCAATAGTGCAGCAGGGGAATTGAAGTCAAGAAATCCTAAATGGGTAGTTGATATAGATGATATATCTATGATGAATGCTATTGCAGATAAACTCTTTGAGTTATATGCAGAGGCTTGGAAAAAGAAAGGTTCTAATATTTCAGTAGAGGCACTTAAAGAAGCAGGATATGACTACATTTATGCCCAAATACCTACTAAACAAGGTATTCATCTCATTGTGAGACCTTTTAATCTACAAGCCTTTCATAAGGCATTTCCTGATGTAGATATACACAAAAACTCAATGGGAACTGTTTTATACATTCCTAATAGTCTCAACCATAGATATGTTTGCAGTGAATGTGGTAGCCCCAATATTCAAGTACAGGCATGGGTAAATGCTAATACCAATGAGTATGTAGATGACATAACTGATAATGCTGAATGTTGGTGTGAGGATTGTGGTAAACATACCAAACTTAAAGAAGTATAATGAAAGTATTAAAGATTTATTCAAGAACTTGTGGACCCTGCAAAGTGCTGGAGAGCAATCTCCAGCTTGCAGGTATTCCACATGAAAGTATAGATGTTCAGTCTATACAGGGTGAGGATATAGCATCCAAGTATGAGATAAGAACAGTACCTACTCTTATCTTAGTAGATGATGAGGGAAATGTTGTAAAAAGGCATAGTGGTCTGTTAGGTGTTCAAGAATTAAAAGAGTTCTGCAATGAAGCTAATTAAGCCAAGTTTTGAAATATGGAATCAGCCTGCTGGTCTTGAAGGAGTTTATAAACAGATTGAGAGAGTAGGTAGAGTATGTTATAAGTCTGAGGACAAGATAACAGAAGATTCTGCTAAAGGATTTGTAGATAGGATAATTAAGTCTGGTCATGGTGCTATGTTAGAGCATGGTACTGTGTATTTGGATATACCTAATTCAGCAGGAGACTATAATTTAGTCCCTTTCTTTGCCTCAAATCCTTATTCCAGAGTAGTTATAAAACCTATGGATGATAGAGTACATAACTACATTACTACTAATTTCAGAGCAATAGTAGAGAACTTTGCTGAGGAGTATATACCAGATATACTTCAATATTTATGTGAGCCTACAGAGTTCCATGCAAAGAGAATTACTGTTCACTTTGTATGTGATAGGGGTGTATCACATGAATTTGTAAGACATAGAGTAATGTCTTTTGCTCAGGAAAGTACGAGGTATTGTAACTATTCTAAGGATAAGTTTGGTAATGAACTTACCTTTATTGAACCTTGTTGGTTAGAGGATTATAACTATAAGGATAATACTTATAACCAGTTATTTATAGATAGCTTAAGGTTTGCAGAAGCCCATTATTTAGATTTACTCAAGAAGTGGGATGATAAGATACCTGACAAGAGATATAAGACTGGGTTCAGGAATAATCCTTGGACTCCTCAACAAGCAAGAGCAGTATTACCTAATGCCTTAAAGACAGAATTGGTTATGACTGGATTTGCATCTGATTGGAATCACTTCTTTGACCTAAGAGCAAGAGGTACCACAGGTGCTCCGCATCCTCAGGCTAAGGAATTAGCAGAACCTTTAATGAAAGAGTTTATTGCAAGAAAGTATATTAATAACTAAAAAAAAAGTATGGCTTTTGGTACGAAGAAATCAGTTGTAGTTGCACCTTCTTTCAGTGAAAGAATGGCAAGCATTAAGTCTATGTTTAAGACTGCACATGAGAATGCAAGTAATCTCCATGCAGAGATGGAGTCAGAGATTGCAAAGAAGGAGTCTCAGATTGCTGCATTGCAGGAAGACATCAAAACTATTGGTGTTACTAAGCAGGAGGCTGAAACATTTATGTCTAATATAGAAAAGCTTATTTGATATGATTGAGCAAATAAATCAGTTAAAGCAAGGTTCCATTATTAGTGAGAGTTCTCACTATATTGTGAATAAAGTGTCAGGCTCTAATGCTTGGCTTACTCATTTTGAGAGTGGTGAAGAGGTTCAGATTGGTATGAGTTATTTGAAGAATTATACTAACTCTGCTGACCTGTTTGAAACTACAGTAAAGGTAACTAAAGAAGATAAGAAGGATGGTACTCTCGGTATTAGAAGTATTTGGGAGAACATTCATTCTGGTCAAGTATTTACTGTATGCTTCAAGAAGCAGGACAAACCTAAGAGCAAGAAGAAGCTCAATGAGGAGATTGACCATCTTGTGAATCAATTCTCTGAGGACATTGACAAGGTTAAGGCAAATAAGAAGGGTGTAGCTGAAAGGGCTAAACAGCTTATTACTGAACTTGTTAGAGAGCCTATCCTGCCTTATGAAGAGGGAGAGGAGAGAGTTCTTAGAGGCTATAAGATTCAGTTTGAGTCAAGAGATGGTAGGTATGATTGTGTTGATATGGATATTACTAAGACTGACAAGGAGTCAGGTATTAGACCAGTCAATATCAATACTATTAAGTGGCTTATATTCAATGGTGTCAAGTACATTGTTGAGTAATCTTATAAGGAGGAGTAAGTTAATCACTTATTCCTCCTTAACTTTTTCCCATAATACCTTGTGTATTACAATTAAATTCCTTACCTTTGCACAAATAATACTTTTAATTATATGAGTTGTTTAATTATAACACCAGAAATTAGAGAATTAGCTAAGAAGTTTCCTAATGAAACAGAGCAATCAATACTTAACTTGGTTGGGCTGTGGCAGGAAAAGAATAATAAGTCTATTGAGGATATTCCATTAGGTAGTGAACTCAATGATTTTATTAAGGAGTTAAGAAGTAGTGAGGCTACTGAACAGCTTGATGAAGCACTTAGCAGTTCTTTTAATACTCCAAGGATTACTTCTGTTGAGGAGCAGCAAAAGGTGGACCTACTCTTTGACCCAAGAACAAGAAGAGATAGAGTGACACTTATTGCAAGATTCTTCAGCAATGAAGTTGATAATGCCTTGCAGGAAATGACTGATTCTTTGAAGAGAAGAATTGATGATGCCAGTGGTGTAGAGAAAGAAGAATTGCAAGCTGAACTTAACAGCTTGGATAGATTCTCTGCTATAAAGAAATATACTCCTGCTGGTATATTCAGGAGAGTGGCTAACATCTTCAATTCTTATGTACAAGATACAGAGGAGGGCAGAATACAGCAAGAACTTAATGCAATCAATTCTATGAAAGGTGCAGACAAGTTCTCTGATGAACAGAAATTAGAAGCTGCCAAGAAGAAAGCTACTTATAAGAATCAGGAATATAAGAAGATAGTTGATGACCCTTATGTCTACAAGGCTCTTGCTGAGGAAGCAAGTACTTTGCTTGTAATGACTGAGGGTATTAGAATAGACCCCAACTACATTGCACCTGCTGATGCAAACCTCAATGATGATGACCCTGATGGTAACAGTGAGGTAGATAATGAAGCAGAGGATTGGAGACAAGAAGAGGCTTATAAGGATGGCTGGATGACCAATTTCAGACAGGTAAGTTCACATGAGTCTCTATCACAGGCTGTGAGAAAAGTAATCAGGCAAGTACCCAAACTTGACTATAGAGGCAAGTATGAAAAGGATGATTTAGGTTTCACAAGATACCTTGATGCTGACTATGTTCATGCTACTTTCATTGACAAGTTAAGGAACATGATTAACTCTGATGATATGCTTCCTTTGATGCAGGATTTGCAAAGAATCAAGCCTTGGGTTAAGCAAGTAACCAAGTTACTTCAAGGTGATGAGACTTTGTTCTCTCAATTCTACCAAGACTTCAGAAAGGATTTTATGCCTTACTGGATTCAAAAGAAGAAGATGATGCCTGATGGTACTTTCAAGATGGAAACTATTGCCATCAATAAGCCTGAAGGTGTGTACTATCTACTTGATGCTTGGAGGGATAACTATGAGAATGGGGTACAGCTTGATGATGATAGTGTGTATGAGAAGAATGGGGAAATAAACAAGGATAATGCAGCTAAAGGTTTACAATGGACTGAGACATTGAACAATATGTTCCAGAACCTTGATACAGAATCCAGACTTCAACTCTTAGAGAGAGAAGATGTATGGAATACCATAATGAAGTTGCTTCATATGTTAGGTATTGATGCCAATCCTTCTGTACTAAAGACTGCATTAACTGATATAAAGACAGCTCCAAGTATCACATTTACTGACCCAATTATGCTTCTTTTACCACAATTGAATGTTATATTCAGTGGTATTAAGAAAGGTGAAGTCAAGTCTGAGACAAGAGAGGATGGTACTGAGAAGAGAGGAGACCTTATCAATACTTTTGGCTCTGCTTACAATATGATTGCAAGTATGATGGCAGAAGTTACTGAAGATGCTATTGAAAGTAGTGTTAGAGAGAATGATAAGTCTTACTATTCTCATGTTACTCCTAACTACTTAGGTAAACTTATTAAGAATCTCAAGAATGTTATGAATGACAAGGAGAGATTTGAACAGTTTATGCAGACTGAGTTCAAGGATTATGAGTGGTTCTTTAAGGATGGTCATTGGAGAAATGACTGGCTAAGACAGCTTGCAGAGTCTGATGAATTGAGAAGAGGTCTTAACCATAAAGTAGTATTGAACTCTGATAAGGTAGACTATACTAATTGGGATGATTTGGATTATACTTTGGCTCTTCTTACAGAGTATTGGGGAGACCCTGATTCTGCAAAGTCAAGTATAAAGTATGCTTGGTATCATGTTCCTATTCTTTCAGATAGTCCTTCTGCTGAGTTTATCAGATTCAGAAAGTACACAACAGGTGATGTGCTTGATGAGAATGGTAAGAAGAGAACCTATGATGATGCTATCCTTGACAAGTTAGTAGACTTGGTTAATCAGGAGTATGACAGAATCATGTTAGTCAGAGAGAGGGATGAGGCTTACCAAAGTGGAGATAAGAGTGTAGAGCCTATTGCTAACTATGATATTGTCAGAAAGAAAGATGGGAGTATAAAGAGTATGGGAGGTGCAGAATTTAAGTTCCTTCCTGCACTTAACAATCTCAGATATGACAATGGAGAGACATTCATTGATAGGCTAAGCAGACTTAAATCCAAGGGTACTGGTGCTGAACTTAGGAACTTTCTAAGAACTACTCTTAATGACATGATGGAAGATGGTTTTGAACAGACCTATAGAGATTGGATGAGGGTAGGACTTTTGGATGAGCTTCCTAATGGTAAGTACAAGTATCTTCCTTTTGAGGGTCAGTCCAAGCAGAATGCAATAACTGCAAAGGCACTCATTAAGGCTAAGGATGCTTTAGGTTCATTATGGAATACCAATATGGAACTAATGCTTAGAGCCTATAACAATAATAGTGCTTTTGATAGCAGGGAAGCCAGTAGTCTGATGGAGCAAATCAAGGCATTACTCACAGATAAGGCAACAAGAGGTGAGATGGAATTGAAAGATGCTCAGTCAATCTCAAGAAGCCTGTTTGTTAAGAACAATGCTAAGGATGCACTTAGAGAATACTATTGGAACAGTAAGTTAGCTACTTCACAAATTATCCAGCTTACTACTACTGACCTTGCCTTCTATAAGAACCTTGAGGACTTTCAGAAGAGATATAAGGAGGTTCATGCTCCTGCTCTTAGACTGAATACTAAGGCTACTTATAAAGGTGAGAGAATTGGTAGGGATTGGGAAAGAACCATCTACTTGAAGGATGATGAGATAGTATCTTCTGTACTTGAAGACATCAAGACTGTACTTGATGAAAGGGTTAGAAGAAATGAAATGACCAAGATAGACAGAGATAATATCATCAGCAAGTTTAGAAATGTGAATGTAGCAGATGCTCAGGCATATAGAAGTTTGAGTTCCTATAGGGCAATACTTGGCATGTCAGGTCAGTGGACAGATGATATGGAGCAGGCATATAACAACTTCAAGAATGGAGATTGGAATATTAAAGACTTCAATATCATTTGGCAGACTAAGAAGCCTTATGTTTATACACAAGTCAATAATAACAGTGGCATTGAAGGTCATACTGGAATTAAGACTCCTGTACAACATAAGAACTCAGAGTTCCTATTACTTGCTATGCACGAACTAATTGCTGGTCCTTTGGGAAGGTCAGGTAAGTTGAAAGCCATAAATAAGTTTATGGAGGATAATCAGATTGATGTAGTTCAGTTTGAATCTACCACTAAAGTTGGAAAACAAGGTGTAATAGATTTGAATGATGTAAATACTGAAGCTGATGTAATCCAAAGACTTAAAGATACTACAGGTATTGGGTTTGGTAATGAGAATCCTAATGTAGTGCATAAGGTATCTTATGAAGATTATGGTATTCAGACTGCAACTCCTGAACATGCTATAGATGCTGTCCAGTTGGTAGGTACTCAGATTAGAAAGCTAATTACTGCTGACATCTCTGATGACACAATCATTGAAGTTAATGGTAAGAAGATGACTAAGAAAGAGTGGCTTGACCTGTATAATGCTATCAATACTGAGAATATCCTACAAGCATTTGCTGATGTAGATAAAATATTCAAAGACCCAAAGAAGGTAGAAGAAATCTTACTTGAAGAGATAAGAGGTAATCAAAGGTATGGTATGGATATGATGAGGGCTTGTACTCTTGATGAGAACAATAACTTCAATATACCCCTCTTTGACCCTGTACAATCTCAAAGAGTACAGACACTTCTTAATAGTGTAATCAAGAGTAGAATCACTAAACAGAAGATTAGAGGAGGAGCTTTAATTCAGGTATCTGATTATGGCTTGACTGATGAACTTCATGTAGTATTTGAAGGTGAAGGTGCTAACAAGAGGATTAAGTATCTTGAGTGCTATATGCCTGCATATAGTAGAGAGTTCTATGAGCCTCTTATGGACCCAAATACTCACCAGCTTGATGTAACTAAACTTCCAGAGGATTTAAGAAAGTTGATTGGATATAGAGTTCCAACAGAGGATAAATACTCAATGGCTCCTCTGTATATCAAGGGATTCTTACCTCAACAGAATGGTTCTGCAATCATGCTTCCTGCTGAGATTACTACTCTATCAGGTTCTGACTTTGATGTGGATAAGATGTATATCATGTTACCTGAGTTCAGAGTTAAGAAGTATGATATGAGACAGGCAAGAGAAGACTATGCAAGAATGAATAGCTTATTCAATCAAGTATTGTCACAGTTTACTCATAGCCAGTTGGCAGAGGATATTCTCAATGCAGATACTGATGACTTTAAGGAATGGTTCAATGAGAACAAAGAGAAGTACAGACTTGCCAAGCCTATTATAAGTAAGGTAAAGTATGACTTCAATAAGTCTCCACAGGAGAACAGTCTTGAGGCAAGAAATAACTTGCTGATAGATATGATGTATGGAGTCTTGACTAATGCAGATACAGCTTCAAAGATTCTTAACCCAGGTGGTTTTGATTATCAGAAGAAGTCTGCAAGAATAATGACTATTCTCAATGATTCTTATGAGAGTGACTTGGCTCAAGCATTAAAGGATATGGGTATAGAACTTAATAAGACTGTACAGAAAGGTGGAAAGTCTTATCCTAAGTCTATTGCTTCATACCTATTTGACTTAGACCTTGATACTCTTGATAAGTTGGCAGAGAAAACAAAGGTCAAAATGGACCCATTATCACCAAGAACTCAAGTAATGTTGCATCAACAGAACATGACTGGTGCTAAGTTGATTGGTATTTATGCCAACCATAATGCAAACCATGCTTTGATGCAACATACTCAGTTAGCTTTGGATGAAGAAAATGGCTCATTTGTATTGAATGGAAAGAGACTTACATCTCTACATGATATTATGAATGGTGACAAGGAATTTATCTCAAAGAATAATGCTGGATTCTTGGCTGCTTCTGTGGACAATGTTAAAGACCCTGTGCTTGCAGCACTTAATCAGAATACTTTCACTGCTGATGCTTCTATGCTTCTCTCAAGATTAGGTTATAATCCTATTGAGATAGGTCTGCTAATGATGCAGCCTATAGTTCAAGAGATTACTCAGACCTATTTTAGAGAGAGTAGAGAAGGCAAAGGTAAAGATACCATCATTGATGAAGTATTGGATAAGTATAAGGAGAAGGCTGCTCTTAATAATGACTTGACTTATGATAACTACAAGAATAATAGCTTCTACATTGAAGAGCTTGCAGATAATATAATGCTTGCTAAGGAAGCTGTTACTGACAGGTCTCAGACTTCTGATTTCAGAAAGATTGAGTTCTATCAGAAACAAGTTGCAGTTGGATATTTGTTCAAGAGAATTATGAACTCTGCTGATGCTTTGGGACAGTTAGTACAGGCTACAAGGTCTGATACCCAAGGAGGTGCTGCTGGTCCTACTATTGCAGATACAGAGTTGAAGATGCAGAAAGTGAAAGACCTGTTAGACCAAATAGAGAATAATGACAAGTTCCCATTGAAGAATGCCAATGTAATACTTGATGGTCTGTTATCAGACAATCCTGACACTGACACTCTAAGAGAAAGACTATTGTCAGCTCCTCTTCCTTTCTTACAGGCTTTCTATACTCTTGGCTTGCAGAAGACAGAAGAAATGTTAGGGTCTTATTTCCCTCAATATACTGAATCATTCAGAGCTGTAATTGATGACCTTAGAGACATGACAAAGACTGGTAAGTTAAATGTAAAGACTATGAATAGTATTTATAATGACTTGCTTGCCTATATTATGTCAAAGAATGGATTCTTTGGTTCTGAATTGATTGTAAACCCAGACTCTGAAGTAGGTGATATTATTGTAACTTCCTCTGATAAGAGAAAGGATTTTATCAATAACTTCCCTGAGTACTTCAAGAGAGTGGTTACAGATAATGAGGATATAGCTGACCTTGAATTTATTAAGAGACTCAAGGTAATTAGGGCAAATGACAGTAATCCTGTAGACACAGTAGTGTTTAAGAATGTAGGTCAGTTAAGTCCTACTTTGAGAGAAAGATATATGAGGGATTGGGCATCTCTATTATATATGAGTAACCCAGAAGCTCAAAAACTTGCTCTTAATCTATTCAGGTACAGCTATTACAGAAATGGCTTTGCATTTGGACCTTCAACTTTTATCCATTTGGCACCTGTGGCAGTGAGAAATGCTATCCCAGAGTACATAAGTACATTGAGAACTCTCTTGTCATCAAGTGATGATTATAGTCAATTTGTAGACCAATATGTCTATAACCACTTGGATAACAGAAAGTTGGTTCCTGAAATCCCTGATACAGCCTCTGTCCAGTTCATAGGAGAGGATAATGAAGTTAAGGATGAAGTTACATTTGTGATTGATGATAATGCTACCTTTGGAGATAAGAAAGTTATCAAGAAAAGGATAGATACTCCTGATGGTCCTGCTTATGACTTCTTTAAGTATATAGGTAAGAGAATTAGAGGAAACTATGTCTATTACAAGCTAACTTCATTAGGTACTGAACAAACTAATGTTGCAACCTATGAAAGGATTGAACCATTAGGTTTCAGAAACAGCTTTATTGAATATGAATATGGTAAGGATGTAGAAGAGATGGAAACTGTAATTGATAAGAACAGGAAAGATTATGACCCTTATGCAGATACATTGTCAAGATTTGACCTTGGAGATGCTGAGGTTGATTATGATTCTATGCCTGACTATCAAGATATGCCTCAAGAGTATTGGGATTCTATTCCAGAGGTAGATACTGATGCTTTCCAACAGGTATATGGTACTCCTCTTGATACTTCTGCTCCAAAGGCTGATGATGTAACAGCTATTCAGCCTAACACAGAGTATAAGGATGAGAATGGTGATAGTATTTGTGGTGCTCCAACATTATATAGTTTATAAGATATGGCAAGAAGTTGTGCAATTATTCCAAAGGTAAAGAATAGAAATAGTCAAGTAGTGGACAGCAAGTTATTTAAGGACTTGCTGTCCTTCACTTCAAACAATAGAAGTGAGGCTACAAGATTATATCTTATCACAAAAGCTGACTCTTTTATAAGAGATTGGAATCCAAGGCTGACATTAGATGAAAACAATGAACCTACATTGAGGAGTTTGCTAAAGCAGACTAATCTCAGTAAAGTCATTCCAGAAACTAAGGTACTTGAGAGACTTAATAGGGAGATTGGGTACTATAAGAAAGGAATGGACAGACCAGCCCTATGGGTAAACAATGATGAGAATTATCAAAAGTTGAAACAAAGGGCTATAGCCTTTAATCAGAACTCAGAGTATAGGGATGATTATGTGGCTAATATAGTTAAGATTCAAGACAGTGAATCTCCAAGAGTATTCATTGGAGTAAAGGTTGAGAAAAGAAACAGGCTTAACTCTATTAATGCAGACAAGATGGAATACAATGAAAACCTTAATAACAGGTTGAGGGGTATTCTTGAGTCTCATGGGATAGGGATAGGTGCTTTGACTGACCTTGAAAAGAGAATGGGTGTTCATGGTGTGACTGACTTTGATGTTGCAAGAAATGCAGCAAATGGTCTTGTTGAAATGATTAGGCTTGCTAATGGTATTCAAGGTGAAAGAGCACTTCCTGAGGAATTTGCACACTTTGCCATTGAAGCTATGGGAGATAATCCACTTATCACAAGACTTATCAATAATATATCTTCCAATGGACTGGCAAGAGAAATTATAGGTGAGGACTATGATACCTATGATACTTTATATCATAGTGATGAGACTAAGTTGGCAAAAGAAGCTGCGGGTAAACTACTTGCAAAGCATCTTCTTCAAGGTGAGAATATCCCATCTGCTCCTTATAAGAATCTACTGCAAAGAGTAATCCAAGCAGTTAAGAGTTTCTTTAAGAATATTAGTGCAAGTCCTATACAAAGAGCTATGAAGGAGGCTGACAAGAACTTTGGTTCTTTAGCACAGCAAATACTTAATGGCAGCATGGATGAGGCTATTGATGTTAGCAATATAGCATCAAGTGGAGTATTTTACAGTACCTCAGAGAGAGTGGCAAGAGATAAGAAGTTACTTCAAGGAATCATTGAGAATGAGTTGAAAAGATTGAAGATTTATGAAAAGAGAAATCCTAATAGCCAGTTTAGTGCTAATCAAAGGTTACTCATTGATAGATTGGATATTGAATTAGCTGATAACAATGAGATTGAGGGTATTTATACTTTTGTAGAGAATGCCCTTGAGGAACTATCTAGGGTAAGTGACAGACTTACTATGTTACAGAATACTCCTGCTACTAATGTTAATGAAAGAGCCAGAGTACTAAGAGATGTCAGAAACTACTTGTATAGTTACAAGCATATTACTGATGATATTAGGAAGGCTCTTATTGATGAAGAGAAGTATGCAGACAATAGATATGGTCAAAGGGTAAGAGTTGTATTAGACAACACAACTACATTACTTGGAGACTTATTTGTTAGGTATAATGAAGTATCAATGCCTCTCTTTGTTGATTTTATTAAGCCCTTTGTAGGAGAGAGTATAACTGTTCCTTTTGGTAAGTTCAAGGGTAAGACTATGACTGCTGAAGACTTGGTGAAAGTAGCTGACAAGGACATATCTTTCTTTGATAGATGGCTTGATTCTATGGCAGACTCTTCAGATTATATGCTGAAAGTTATGGACCAAGCTGCCAAGAAGAGTAAAGAAAATGCAAGGTTGGAGACTATCAATGTTATGAAGGAGCTTCAAGCTGCTACCATTAAGTTAGAGCAAGCTGGAGTTAAGAGCACTGATTGGATGTTTGAAAGAGACAGTAAAGGCAATCTTACAGGTAATTATATCTCTGAGATTAACCAAGGCTTATTCAAGGAGAAAGTCAGAGAAATGTTCAAGTCCCTCAATGAGAAGTATGGCAAGAATCCTGTAGGAGATAATGCAGAGAAGTACAGAAAGGAGAGACAAGCTTGGTTTGATGCTAATATGGAGGTAGTCAATGGAAAGAAGCAACCTAAGGTATCAATCTATGGCAATAAGGCTTATCAGAACTTGAATCCTGCCCAGAAAGAATACTACAACAAGATTATGGAGATAAAAGCTAAGCTGGATTCATACCTTCCTGACAAGTACACTACCTTAACTAATGCAGTTAAAATCAGAAAGGACCTACTTGAAAGAGTAAAGGCATCTGATGGTGTAAAGTCAGGTAGTACACAAGTATGGGAAGCTGTTAAAGACCAATTCATTAGAAGAACAGATGACACTGAGTTTGGAGATAGGGCTACAGTAAAGGACTTTGAAGGTAAAGAGGTGCAAGTACTTCCTATCTACTATACCAAGATGAAAGAGGGTGAAAGTCCTAATGACCTATCTACTGATATAGTATCTACTCTTACAGCCTATGCAGCTATGGCTAATGACTTCAATGAAATGAATAAAGTAATTGATGTTCTTGAGCTTGGTAGGGATATGCTAAAGGAGAGGGAGATTATACAGACAAGAGGTGGTAAACCACTGGTTGAGAAGTTTAAGTCTGTAGGTAGGAGAGTAGAATCTACTCTCACTAAGTCTGGTGATGAAACAAGATTTATGCAGAGACTAAATGACTTCTTTGAGATGCAGGTCTATGGTAGATACATGGCTGATGAAGGCACATTTGGTAATACTAAAATTGATAAAGGAAAGGTGGCTAACTTTGTTAATAGGATGACTTCTCTTAATACATTAGCTGTCAATGTACTATCAGGTATTTCCAATGTGGCTACTGGTGGAGTTATGATGAGGATTGAATCTTTCTCTGGAGAGTTCTTTAATGAATCTAATACTCTAAGGGCTGATAGAAACTATGGTCAAGCATTACCTGAATTTCTTGCAGAGATTGGTAATAGAGTCAAGACAAGTAAACTTGCTTTGTGGGATGAATTATTCAATGTAATGCAGGAATATGAGACTGATGTTAAGGAAGTAAACTTTGACAGAAAGACTTGGTTTAGTAGAATGTTTGGTACTTCTGCTTTATTCCTTATGAATAATGCTGGTGAACATTGGATGCAGAATAGAACTTCATTGGCACTTGCAGATGCCTATAAGATGAAGGCTCCTGATGGAAAGATTACATCCTTATGGGATGCTATGGAAGTGGTTCCTATTGATAAGAATAACAAGAAGTTAGGTGCTAAGTTACAGTTAAAGCAAGGTTATACTAAGGAGGATGGGTCTGCATTTACAAGAGATGATATTATAGCATTCAGTAGAAAGTCTGCTGCTATAAATCAGAGAATGCACGGTATTTACAATAAGGCTGACAGAAGTGCAGTACAAAGGTTAGCTATAGGTAGAATGGGTGTTATGTTTAGAAAGTGGATTAAGCCATCTTTGAACAGAAGATTTAAGTCTGCCACATATAACTATGACTTGCAAGCATGGACAGAAGGTTACTATAATACCACAGGTAGGTTCTTGATGCAGCTTGCTAAGGAATTGAAAGAAGGTCAGTTTGCATTAGCTGCAAATTGGAACCAACTTACTAAGACTGAGAAAGCAAATATCAAAAGAGCTGCAACTGAGGTAGGGCACTTCTTGGCAGTAGCACTTGTACTTGGTCTTATGGATTGGTCAGATGACAAGGATAGACCTTGGTTGGCTAAGATGGCAGAATATCAGGCAAGAAGATTATACACTGAATTAGGTTCATTGATTCCTGAACCTCAGATGGTTGGAGAAGGATTGAAGATTATAAAGTCTCCTGCTGCTGGCATTAATACTCTTGAAAATACTCTTGATTTAATTGGATTTATGAATCCATTTAATTATGAGGTATTTGCTGGTGAAGATGCTTTGATACAATCAGGCAGATATAAAGGAGAGTCTAAGGCAACAAGACTATTCTTTGAGTCTCCACTTATTCCAATGAACAAGACTATTTATAGAGGTTTACATCCTGAGGAAGGTATTCCATTCTTTAAGCAATAATAACAGGTAGGGAGAGTGAGTAGATTAAATTCTACTCCTCTCCCTATTTTTTTTTTTATATAAAATGAAAGGGTCAAAAATACCCCTATACTAATTACAGCATAGGGCTATTCTTGACCCCTTTATAAAAAATTTCAGCCTACTGATTAAAAGGCTATACACTTGATAGCTTGGTCTCTCTCCTCTTGAGAAATTGAATCAAACTTCTCTGCTGTCCAACCTTTCTTCAATAAATTCTCTTGCATAGAATTACTTAAAGTATTGAATGATGTAGTAGTTGAAGTAGCACCTCTCAATTCACTGATAGTAGGAACTTTGAATGTACTATCTGCATACTTACCTTCATTAATTCTTCTATAGTAATCTATCAGGGAAGGTCTAAAGTTATTCCAGTTAGTAACCTTAGCAAAGAGTTCTTTGAAGAAATCAAGTATTCTCTTACCTAAGCCCCTATTCTGTCTTGTCATTACATACTCTCTGAATCCTTCTGCCATATCTTCCTCAAGAGAGAGATTATCTTTCTCACCATATAACTTTCTTGCTTCATCATATAATGCCTGTCTCTCATTATTGTCAAGAAGGAGATTAAATACAGCATGGAATGCTTCATGGTATGTAGTACCCTCAGCAGCTATGTCAGATAATGTGATTACACCTTTATCAAATTGTCCCCAAGCTAAAGCACCTTGTCTGCCTACTTTAATAAGACCTTTTACTACTTGTACTCTATCATTCTCACTTAATTGAGGTAGTACCCTACTCAACCAATTAAGCTCCTTTTCCTGATTCCATACTGTAGCTTCTGTGTCATCTACTCTTCTTAGGGTAAATTCATCCTCAAACTCTTCATCATGGTCATTTATTGCCTGTTCCTTTTGAGCAGTATAGGCAGCACCTGTCTGGGTATTACCTTGATTAATAGTTGCAGGAGTTTCCACAGTAGTGATAGGAGTAGCACTTACAGTAGGTACTGCATCAGGGTCAAACAATATAGTCTTTTCTGATGCTAATTCCTTAACTTTCTGAGGCTTAGCTTCAAGTCCTTTCCTAATTGCATCCTCAACTTGTGTCTGGGTCATACCCCCCTGCACAGGATTATTCTTCAAGAATAGGAATGTCTTACCATTAGGGAATACTGCATAGAAGCTATTTGAAGCTACATGAGCAGCTTCCTTACCAAATCCCTTTGTAATATTAGGAACCTTAGTTACATGAACTTCAACCCCATCAATTACAGTCAGTGGTGTAACATATCCCTTGTGTAATTTACCATCTAACTCAAAGTAACCTACTCCCTCATCAGCATTATTCATACTGTGTTCAGGTGTTAAATCCTCAATAGGATTTTGTGTCTCTAATGAGGTTTCAAAAATAGGCAATACTGTCTGAGCCTGTGCTGGAGTGGCAGGAGTTTCTGTAGATTTATCTACCTTAACTGCACTTGCTAAAGGTACATTAACAGCAGGATTATATGTGATAGGAATACCCTTTTCACTCTGAACTCCTGACACTTTCTCCTTATCATAGCTCAATACAAATGGCATTACAGCTAACTTAGTAACTGGTACACCATACTGAGATTCAAATAAGTTCTTGTAAGCAGAAAGTTGTAAAGTATAGTAATCCTTTGCACTCATTCTTTGAGTAGCAGATGGAGTGGTAAAGTAATTAACCTTGTGACCATATCTATCTGTAAAGTCATAAAAGCTGTATCTACTTGTCTTTACATCATATATCCTAAAGTTACCATCCTTATCAACAGAGAGAATATCAACCTCACCTGCAACTCTTGTACCATCAGGATATTTCTGGAACAATACAATATTGTCAGCAAGGAATCTTTCTCCCATTTGCTCCATATTTGACTTAATCCTATTAAGGGAAGTAATCAAATCTATAAAAGCATTTTCCGACATATTGGATGGTCTTGCCATCTTAGATACATCTCTTATAGTAAAGTACTGTCTGATGATACTATCTACTGCTGAACCAGCATCAAGTGCCCTTTGTGAGTTAGTACCAGACATCTTGTCTCTTACTATATTCACAATAGTATCTCTACTCTTGGCATCAGTCTTTCCTCTATAAGCAGTCAAGTCTACCTTAAACTTGTTCTCCAAGTATTTCAGGTAATTCTCATACTGAGTAGGATTATCTACAAACTTGCTAAGATTAAGTCTTGCTAATTCAAGAGCCTTTGTTTGCTTGTCAGATTCTATCCAATTTGAGCCTAATCTGCTATGTACCCTACTATACTGATGATATTCACCATCATCTTCAAGTACATAATAGAACTCACCATCAGTTCTTGTCTTGTCTATTCTCTTTTGGTTCTCATATATTTCACTGATAACCTCCTTAGACTTGGAAACCCTGTCCTCTCTTTCTTTCTTCCTGCCTGCAATAGTATCCTTTACATCCTGTGCTTCCTGACCACTAAGATATGTCTGCTTACTCCTGTCAAGTACCTTACCATCAGGAGTAAGAACCTTGTTATCTACCATCATTGAAGAGTTAGTAGAATCCCCGAAGTTATCTTGTGCCCAAGCTAAGTCAAACAATATTCTATTACTGTCAGTAACTTCTACAGTCCTGCCTTGGTCATCTCTGATAGTGTTTGTCTTTAAGTCTACATAGTATGGCTTATTTGAGAATACAGATACTATTCTTGTGCCTGCAATAGCACCCTCAGTACCTCCTACAGGAGTTTCTACTTTCCTCTTAGGTTGAGGAGCTACAGAAGCTGGACTTATAGCTTGATGTAAGTTACCTTCATTATCAAAGTAATCAGTTGTAAACCAATTACTTCTTACTGAAGCCTCAGTAATATTTGAAGTAAGGATATTAGAGTTTATCAATCTGTTGTTGTATGCACCCTCATTTATTCTCCTTGTGCTGACCTGTAAAGGAAGATTGAACTTGATAAGGTGTCCAAGTATTTCATTGTATATATCCTCAGGATTCTTAGGAGTACCTAATGCACTTGTATCTCCTAAATCCTCAAGAGCAGTTACATCAAAGTTTATACCCCCAATCTCTGCACTCTTACTACTTGTAGAGAAATATACATCATACTTATCCTCCTTGATTTGCTCTTTTCCATTAATGATTACTTTCTCATAAGTACCATCTGGCTTTCTTACCTTCTTACTGATAACAATACCATCACCTGCCCTACTACTAAACCAAGTAACCATAATATCCTGCATATACAAGTCTTGTGCTAAGTCTTGCATAGCAGCAGATACATCATCCTGTGATGTAGCAGTTGATAACTTAGTAATGGCATTCTTTATATCTTCTCCAACAGGAGTAGAACTTACTGAACTGTCATTTAGGTTGAACTCTTCATTGTTGAAGTGCTTAACCCTTACAGCAGCAGGAGAATACTTACCAGCTCCATTAGGTATAAGCAGATATAATCTACCTTCCTTTTGGCTCATATCCATTGGCTTGATAATAAGACTATCATCAATCTTACCATTAGTGGTAAGAACACCATTCTTTATAATACCAAAGATAGGCTTTCTATCAGTTGAAGATACATTAGGTATTTCAGATAAACTCCTTTCAGTATTACCATAAGGAACTCTACCTACCATTACCTTAGATACCTTTGTAACAGGTGTGGCAATGAACTTACCAGTCTTATTCTGCCTATTAGCATACTCACCTCTTATCTTCTCTTCAAGACCCTTCAGACCTTCATATCTTGAAACACTATAATCAGATTCATCCAAACTACCTACTACTTGGTTGTTTCTCTTATCTACAATGAAGATTGTATTCTCATTATAGTCTGGGTCAATCATAAAGCCAAGCTCATCACCTGTTTTTAGGTTGCCCTCATTTACATATCTGAATGCTCCTTGGTCTCTTAGATAGCCATAGATACCAGAGAAATCTACACCTTTTTCTCTCTCACTTACTACAATATCAAATGGTCTAAAGTCTCCTTCCTTACTTGCCTCTATGTGCAGTTCAGGTATAGCAGGTCTATAGAATTGATTGAGAGTATCTCTACTTGGTCTTTGTGGAGTTTCTACCCTTTCATTGGCTTTCTTATTCTCCTCATTAACCATCTCAGCAGTTATATTACCTACAGGCAATTCTGTTGTAGGTAAGTCCTCACTACTTGTTACAGTAGGAGTAGTAGATGTGCCACTATCTCCTGTAGTATCTCTTCTATCATCACCTCTTACAGTCCCCTCTCTTTTCTCTACTGGCTTCTTATATTCAGGTGAGAATCTATCCTTGAATCTATTGTCATTGTTTACCTGAGACATTGCATTCTGCAAAGCATATTGAGCCTCTTGGAATCTTGTTGCAGATAACTCAACATCACCCTCAGAATCTTCATCAAAGGCATTCTCATTATTGATATAAATTGAGTTAGGATTAGCCAACTGTTCAAGGTTTTCAGAGTTACTGAACTGGTCTTGAAGGAGCTTCATGGCATCTTGCTTAACCTGTGGTTCTGCATCTGATTCATTAAGAACTCTTCTCACTTCATTATTATATTGTGAAGTTTCTCTGTAGTTCTTAGCCATCTCACTACCTTCATCCTCAAGTTCTTTTAGAACTCTATCCTTATTCTCTATATCATCTTGGGTATCTATGATACCTCTGAACTCTTGTAAATTCTGTGCAGCATTCAAAGATACTTTCAAGTCATCAGACTTCTTCTTAGCTTCTTGTTGCACAGCTTGCTCATCAGCTCTTGCATGGTCTTCTGCTTGCTTCTGAGGGTTCTCAAGATACTCTTTCAGCTTTGCATTATATGTCTTTGAGGCATTACCTAACTTAACAATATCATTCAGCTTAGTTGTAATATCTTCTTTCTCATCTGCACTAAGTACAGTCTCATCTACCTCATTAATCTCCTTAACAAGACCATCTACAAACTTAGGATTAGTTGCCAATGTATGAGCCAATGTCTTATCATCCTGACTTCTTACAAGATTAAGAGTATTTATTGCACCTTGAATAGCTCTTACATTCTCATCTGCTTGTCTGTATCTGTCAGTTAAATCAGCATGAGTTTGACCTTCAAAATCTCTTATCTGCTCATTGAATTTAAGGAATGAATCTAAGTTGCCTAATACACTGCCTATTGCAGATTTTACTTCTCCAGACATGGCTGTTGCCCTCTCAGACCAATTACCTATCTGAGACTTCATCCAAGTCAATTCTTCAAGCTGGTCATCTGATAATTGCTGTCCTGTCTTAATGTCAAGCTCATCCTTTATCTTCAGATAATTGTTGATAGTATTGGTCATTTCATCATGGTTCTGCTTCAACTTCTCTATCATTTCCTGCTTGCCCTCTGGAGTAGCATACATAGGATTGCCATTCTTATCAACAAATGGACCTACCTTAGAACCATCCTCAAGAGTAGTTGTAGTGTTCTCTACAATAGAGGCAAGGTTCTCATCTGATGTATCAAATGCTGTATCAATTAAAGTAGTGAGGTCTTCCATCCTACCTGCATTATCAAACATAGCAATATCAGATACCAATTGAGCATGTTCTGCATTCTTGAAGTTGAACTCATCACCTTCCTCAGCAGCCCTATTCATATCATTCTGATATTTATTATGTCTGATAAGACCCTGATAGTAATTCTTAAACTCAGGAGAGTTTATTCTACTGTTCATGTAGTTAGCAATCTCATTCTCTCTTGCTATCTTCTCATTATAATCTCTCCACTCATTTATGGCACCACCTTCAATAGTGATTGGAGACTGAATACCACCTTGTGCATTTCTTACACTTCTGAATCTTGGCATACCTAATGCACCTGTCAAAGAACCAATAAAGAACTCTTCCCACACAGAGCCATCATTTACTGTCTCATTAATTCCCTCAGCAAATGATTTAGTCCAACTCAAAGTCTCTTGTGCAGCCTCTGGGTCAGTCTTTGACTTATAGAAGTTATTTACATCAGTAGAGTAATAATTACCTGCTATTCTACTTGCAGCACCCTGTGCCATTTCCTCAGTACCTTCAGATAATGCACCCTTTGTTATTGCAGTAGCAGCACCTAATCTTGTAGTACCAGCAGTATATTCTCCTGCCTTACCTACTATATTAGTAGCCTTTCTTGCAGTCTTGAATCCATTAGCATATAACTTGCCAAACTGAATTATATTAGATGCAGTAAGGATAGGTATATTCATAAGCAAATCTGCATTACCCATCTTCAATCTATCCTCATTCAGTTTACCAAGTGCTGTATTGTAAGCTTCTCTTTCCCTTGCAATAGCATCTTGATATTTCACATAAGCTGGGTCTACAAACTGATTGCCTTCTACACCACTTCTTACAAGCTCCTTTCCTGCATTAGCTTCATATTCAGCCTGTATTGCATCTAACCTTTCCCTTAGACTGTCATCAAGCTGTGCTTTATGAAGCTCAAACCAATCCTTACTATTGTTAAGTGCTTCAATTCTGCCCTCATTTACTGCTGAGATAGTAGCACCTACAGCAGTATTAACTATTGCTGGAGCCTTTGAAGACTTAGCAATAGCACCAATGAGTTGAGGTAGCTTAGTTACCTTCAATCCAGCAGCAGTAACACCACCACTGTAGAAAGCACCTACTGTAAAACCTAAGTTCTTTATAAACTTATCTCCTAAGAAGTTAGCAGTGAAGATATTTTCATACCAAGGCTGCTCTTGTTCTGCCCTTGTATAATAGTTAGGTAATGCCTGCTCAGACCACTCATTAACAGACTGCATAGCTTTAGAGAAATCATTATCCCAAAGACCAGACCACCTACCTTCACCTATTGCAGTACCAGCTCCAAATATCAAACCTACAGTACCATCAAGGAAAGTAGTACCTGCAAGTATAGCACCTTTAGCAAGACCTGCTCCTATTTGTGCATACCAAGGCTGATTCTCTGCTCTTATATCTCCCAGTTCTTGGAACTGAGCTTCTGTTGCAGTAGGTTCATCAAACATACTCTCACCCCAAGGTGTAGCAGTCCCTTCTAATGAAGTTGCAACCATTTGCTCACCATGTGCCCTTGCATCATATAATGAAGTAGGAGCAGTACTTGCTCCTACATTCATACTGAATGACTGAAACTCAGGACTAAGGTTAGTGTATGGCTCTTGATTTGCTTCTTGCAAATCTCTGAAAGTCATTGGACCACTCTTAGTAATATCTATATCCTTTACTTTAGTTTCTTTTGCCATATCTTAATATCCATAAGGATTAAACTCTTGTTCTTTTGTCTTATTCTGTACTCCTAATTGAGAATGGAATAAGTATGCTTGCTGTATAGCCTGTGCATATTGTTGCTGTGCATAAGTAATTTCATCTGGAGTAGCCTGATGTACATTTCCTCTTGCATCAGTATATTGTCCTGTATTAACTACTTGCTGCCATTGATTTGCAGCAGCCATTGCCCTATCCCTATTCTGTTCATTAGTTGTATTGACACCAGCAGGCATTCTGAATCTTCTCACATTACCCTTGTCATCTTGTATCATTACAGTAGTACCATAAGGACTGAATCTTGTAGCAGTTACCTTGTACTTATCACTCTTTAAGTCTTCCATAGTGATTTCATCACCTGTATCCTTGAATTGCTTAGACTTGCTATCATAATCAACCTCTTTAAGGCTTAATCCCCTACCAGCAGTCATAATAGCATCCTTCATATCACCCTGTTGGGCACTTGCAATAGGATAGTCATACTCAGTGACTCTTGTAGCATCATATCTTGCAGTTCTTGCTGCTGGAGAGTTATCAGCATATTTACCCCATAATCTTCCAACATTTACTCTTTGATTAGGACCAAAACTATCAGAACTTACAGCACCTCTACCCCCTAATCTATCAATAAATCTCTTGAAGTCAGAATCAACAAATTGACCCTGAGTTACTGGAATACCTGTTGATGGAGATACTGTCCCTAGAATATATTTCTTACTGTTGTAAGCTTTCCATCCCTCTTGATTCATCTTCCACTGACCATTCTCCTTATAGAAGTACTTAGAGTATTTCTTCATATCATCATTGTACTTCTTCTCTTCCTTGCTTAGTTCTCTACTACTATAGATGTTCAGAGGATTGATGGCTAAGTTATTAAGCCTTGCTTGTCTCTGCTCTTCTGCCTTTCTTGCAGCAGCTCTTTTCTCTGCCCTAATCTGCATAGCTTCTTGTTCAGCCATCTTAGCTCTCCAATTATCAAGAGTCTGATATTGAGTCTCACCAACTGCACTCCATAGACCTTGCTTAGCATAGTCAATAGCCCTTGCAATAGTAGCTTGGTCTCCCCAGTCCCTAACACCACTTGAATTAATAGCATCTTCAACAATTCTTGTAAGTTGAGGAGCAGCATTAGGATTATCCTGTATAGCTTGCAATACTGCTTGAGAACTGAAGCCCTTTTGCATCATAGTTTCATAATATGAGTTACCTAAGATACTCCTCCATTTCCTTGGCTTCTCTTGCATTTCCTTAGCCAATGCAGATGCAGCACTTGCAGCCTGTGCAGTAATTAACTTACCTGAATATGCTTCATAAGCTAATTGAGGATTCCTTATATAGTCATCAAGACTTGTAGTTGATGCTCTCCTACTTAACATCAATGTTGGGTCTTGAAGAAGTGCTCTTTGTTGCTCTTCTGCTTGCTTCTGTCTTGCTGTATAGGCTTGTTCAATAGGAGTTATCTCCTTACTATACCTTGCTCTCATATTGAGCATATCCCTTCTACTTGCAGCATTAAGTCCTTCTCTTGCTAACTGACCTGCTTGCTCTTCAAGGTCATTTGCATAGGTCTTGTACATCTTGTAAGCATAAGGGTCAGTCTGTTCATTAGCCATTTCCTCCCATACACTTGCCTTAGTAGCAAGCTCTCCATACTGGTTCTCCAACTCTTGATGAGCCTGAGTAGCCATCAAGGTTGGAGCCAGCATCTCTTGATAAGAGAATGGCTTGAATTGTGAATTTATTACTAAACTATAATTAGCCATATTACTTCTTCTTAATAGTTAAATAACCACCCTTAGCTTTCTTTTTCTTAGCTTTATTGGCAGCATCTCTTACTTCCTTCTTCTCTGCTTCACTAAGACTTTCATATCCATTCTTATATGTAACATTACCCTTGCTATCAATAGAGTAGTATAGTGCAGGATTACTCATAATCATGTTTCTACTATACTCTTCTCTACCAATATCTCCAAGAGAATTAAAGAAGTTAGTAAGGTTAGCACTCATACTTGCACCTCTTCTTGCATCAACAGCATCTCTTACTGCCATAGCCTGTGCAACACCACTTAGTCTTGAACTTCTTGCCTTTAATGCAGCTTCTTGATTTGCCATTGCAGCCTTGAGTCCCATCTCAGCATTAGCCATGTTAGTGCCTCTATTAAAGGTCTCAACAGCTTGTCTTTGTGCCAAGTTATACTCTTCAGCCTGTCTTGCAAGGTCTCCTAACCTACCTTGAGCATTATAATCTGCTGCAAGCAAGGCTGCATTTCTTGAAGGACTTGTAGTATTCATAATAGCCCTTCTTGTAGCACCTGCCTGTGCATTAAGTTTATTCAAATAGAAGTTTCTGTCAAAAGGTCTATATTGTAAATAGTTACCTATTGGAGTATATCCTACTGGAGTATAATTACCTGCTTGATTAGCTGCTTCAAGTATTGTATCTGCACTTGTATAGTCTGGTCTACTAAATAAGTTCTGACCTAATCCTATTGCAGCACCTACTACAGGAGCATATCTTAGCCAAGTCAGCTTGCTATTATTATTCCCTTTATCACCCTCATCAGCACCTGCCATAGATTCATTCCATACATCTTCTGCACTGATAGGTTCCAATAAAGTACCATAGTCTTGCCAATCTCCATAATCTACACCATCTAAGAAGTTAGGCATATCACCAAGACCATCAAATAATGTACCCATTTTACCACCATGAGCATATTGTACTCCTTCTTGACCTACTTGGCTTTGTTGCCTTACAGTCTCTTGGGCTTGCTGTAATCTGGACATAGAACTTAGAAGTCCCCTCTTGCTTATTGGGTCATTAGGTCTCTCCTTAGATTCCTCTCCCAGCTTCTCTGCTATTGCAGCAAATGAGTAGCCATCATAAGACTTTGGAAGATTGAAGCTCTCTAATAGACCACCATCAGCAAATATTCTATTACTGAATACATAATCATTGAAGATTACCTCTCCCTGCTCTACAAGATTAGGAGTCCCCTCTGCATCCATTCCCATAGGTACACCCTCCATTGGATTCTCCTCATGGGTTCCACCATTTCCAATTATTCTAAGACCATTATCCCATTCAGCACCATGAGTAAGTAAATCTCCCCCGAAGGCATGATGCCATTTCCTTGCATTAGCAGCAAAAGTAGCTCTCTTCCTTACAGCAGGGTCACTACTTCTTTTACCCCTTGCAATACACTCTGAAGTAACTTTACCTCCACAATACTTAGTGAATTTACCTCTATTCTCAGGCTTGATATGTATCTTACCTCCTTTAGCAAAGGTATTCAATTCTGATGATTCAAATGAGTTAGGTAATGAAGTCAGCTTACCTTTATTTGCAGCATTAAGAGCCTTAATACCTAAGTTCTCCTTAGCTAATTCATAGCCTATTGCTCCACTTCCATATCCTCCCCATATACCAAGAGGACCACCAAAGGCAGCAAAGCTTGCCATAGCATTAAGGTCAGACTGAGTATCTGCTGCATCTGCTGCATTCTCATAAGAAGTCAATGCTCTATTTCTTGCAATATCCTGTTGCTTCTTTAGTTCCTTATATTTGTTTTTAGCCTTATTGCTAAACCAACCATCTTTACCAATGTCTGATTTAGAGAAATCTGCTCCAAAGTCCTGATTAGCCCACTGGTCCATAACTGAATCAGCACTACTGTTATCTACCATAACAGTATTTATAGCTTTGTTGCTTCCCTCAACTTCAGCAATCTTCTCCTTATTTAACTTGGAGCCAAACATCCTATTTGTAAGACCTCCAATAATACCTGAACCAGCAGATATAATGCCTCCAAGTACAGGATTAACTGCACTTACTGCACTACCTATAGTGCCACCAATATTACTGATTGCACTACCTGCACCTGATTCAAGTCCTCCACTAATAGCACCACCTGCAATATTACCCACTGCACTACCTATGCCACTTGCTAAGCCTCCTTTCAGCATACCAGCAACATTGCCTCCACTGAAAGTGCCTTTCAAGTCAAAAGGCTTAGTTCCACCTAAAGCATTCTTGAAATCACCACCCCAACTATAGTAATGAGGGTTGTATGTAAATGGTCTGTTAGACTTTCTTATAATTTTTCTTTTAGCCATATCATACTAATTTGTTTGCAAAGATAAGCAAAGTATTTGAATTATACAAGGATATTATCCAAAAAGTAAAGGGAAGATAAGTAATAAACTTACCTTCCCTCTATTATTACTCAAAGTAATGCACAATCATATCATGCAATACAGTCTTATTTACATTCTCTCCTTCCATAGATAACTTAATATATAACCAAGGATTCCTCATTCTATCTCTACCATTAGCTTTGGCTCTTGGTATGTTAGCTCTCCAAATCCTAAACTTTTTCTTTAAGTCAGAAGGTCTACCTAAGATATTATTCAAAGCAGAAGTACCTTGTTGGTATTCATTCCATACAGTTAGAGTATCAAATGTTGTATTGAGCAGATTACCATTCTTATTCCAGCTATCTGACCTAAACTCAAGATTATTGAATATTTTATCTACAGGCATGTCTGGATTGGCTATTATAGTAGTATAGAATGGTTGATATACTCCAAAGAACATATTATAGTCTCCTTCATTATGCAACCAAGGTCTATACAGTGTACCTACACCTTCAACATTAAGAGCAATTCCTCTGTCTTCAAGGTTAATGAAGTAAGGCATTTTCTCATAACTATAGAATGAGCTGAATTGACCTAATGGCTCAGAGAATGCTAAACACTCATCCTTGCTAATAAAGAATACATCACCATTAACTTTATCATAGTAGGTAACAAACCCATCAAAGTCTACTGGATTCCATATATCTATACTATCAGAGGTTTTATTAATCCAAGAGTGGAAGCCTAATCTGTCAGATAGATTATCTAACTGACCATTGAATAAGAATATTCCCTTTGTGATGTCATCTATGAAGTAGATACCATTAGATGTTTCACACATAGACCATTTATTAGTACATCCTATTCTATCAGAGATATATCTCTTACCATTAACTTTCCCACTGTTTGCAATCTCAATAGGGATTCCATCAGTGGAAGAAATCTGCATATTCTCATTGTACAGGATTTGGCTGATACCTCTATCTTGGAAAGCAAGTATATTGTTGTTAAACCTTCTTAGTGCCCTTACATTTCCCTTATCCCCATCAAGGTCAAGAGTAGATGCAAGGGTAATGTTAGTCCAAGTATCAATTAGCTCTCCAGCAGTTTTAGTCTTAGTCCAAGTAATTGAATTATGGAAGTTGTCCAAGTTCAATTTGTTTGGATTAATTGTCCTATAGTTGAAGAAATTATTAGGTTGAGAATATACATCATTCATCAAGTTAAAGTTCTCAGGAGTAATTGAGAAATTACTTGTTTGTCCTCTGTTCCTATCATATCTACCATCAATATTTACCCTTGTTTCACACATGAATGATACAATATCAGTTACTGCATTCTGGTCTTCAAGAGTGAAAGGATAAGTCTTGATATGGTCATACCTTTGATAATATGTATCACCTTCTTCCCATTTAATAGTAATACTGCTCTTAACTCCATTAAGAGTATCTACGAGAGATATAGGGTCTCCACAAGGCAACCATACATTGTTCTCAAAAGCCTCTTCTGTCTGACCACCAAACCTATTTTGCACATTATCATTATATAATTCTCCTAACCACAACCAACCATATTGAATACCTCCTATATTTGATATATCACCAAATATTCCAGTACTTATAACTTCTTGCATTACAACAGTAATATCTTTGTTTTTGTCCCAAAATAAATGCTGACCCGAAGTTATATTGCCTCCAATATAATTCACATTCCAAGGAGTTCCAAATCCAGGCACATCTACATCTTGTATAGTAGGCAATACTCTTTGTTTACCATCAGTAGTATAATTTAATGCTAAGACAGCATGTGGAGTAGACTTATATTTAATCCTAACAGGGTCAGTGCCTGTAGTCTGGTCAGTAAATCTACTATCTACCTGCATATAGTTGCCACTGAATAAAGTATGTGCATTAGTCTCTGCACTTTGAACTCCAGTAGTCATAATAGGATAGCCGTCCTTCTTGTCACCAATTCTTGAGATAGTAAGAAGCTTATCTACATTACCATAATAGTTAATATCTGTAAGACCTGAGTTCTCCTGTGCAGGTAATCTAACAAGTGATACTTCATTAGAATCAAATACTGCAACTCCTGATATACCAGTTCTTGTGCCATTACCATCCACATAAGCATTCCAAATATTGCTTTGATTCAAGTACTGTGTCTTATAAGAATATCTCATATTTGAAATTTTCTTTTTGTCAAGCATGGCTGACCTGTACCCATCAGTAGCAAACTTAGTATTATTAAGTGAGCCATTTCTATGCCAAGGATATACAACAAACCCAGTAGTGTAGTGATTAGAATTACCTGTATCTTTCTTGTATGCAGTCAATTCATCAAACCAGAATGCCCCAGAAATTAGCCCTCTCCATCCAAAGTGAGAATCTCCATAAGATTGAGTGTGGAATGGATAACCTGAGTCAGAATAGAATCCATTCTCAGCACCTATAGGTTCCTTATAGAACCCAAGTGGTAGTTCTGAACTATCATAGAAATTATTGACAGGTGTTGAGGTTTGAATATCTATATCCGAAGCAAATGCAGTCAGTGGTACTATACCAACTATTCTTAGTTTCAATCCTGAAGTATCAATGCTTCTCACATCATTATCAAACTCAATATCAGGAGAATGAAATGTTAATATGGATTGGTCTATATAATAGTTCTCAGCATTATTTGACACCCATGATGCAACTCCTGCATCATCTAAAGTGTTATCTACATAAGGCTTTGATGGTGGATTCCATATACACTGTATCTCTGCATTTCTCTTATCATTACTTGGAATTGGATAATTATGCCTAAATTCAGCCCATGCTCCTTTATTAATCATATCCATAGTATATTGAGTAGCTCCATCTACTGTAACTATAGTCTTATTATTAGACATAATGCCAGCTCTTGAATATAGAGATGGGTTTCCAAGGAATTGTCCAAGAGCACTCCAATCACTACTCCAAGTACCTTCGCCATTCTGAGAAATATGGAAGGCTCTATATTCATCAAAAGGGGCATTAGGTCTTGTAAACCAAGATGCCTGTGCAAATGGAGAATTACCATATCTGTCAGATACATTATATACAGTAGGACATAGAATACCCTGACATATAGCCTCCCTATCATTGATAGTAGGATATACCACAACAGGTCTTATTCTAATATACCCATTATCTAATAACCTATTAATAATACTACTATCATTCAATGTAAACTCTGCTACAGGCAATCCAATATTATTAGAACTATAGAATGTAGTATCTATATGAACAGTGTTTCTAACATCATTAATCCATATAGGCTCAGACCACTTACCTGTATAATGCTGAGCTTGAATACCAAACCTGTAATACTCAAGATACTTAAATGTCTTAAATTGATAAGAATTTAATTTAAGTTGATTACTATATGGATAGTATCCTTTCGGCTCTGGAGAGCTTATGCTCTTATTATAAGTAGAGAAAGTAACAGTCTTGCCTCTAAAATAATTCCTAATAGTAGAATCAAGGACTTTCCTCTTTGTCTCAATATCTCCAAGGAATAAGGTATTATCCTTTTGAGTCATTGTGCCAAACACTACTTCCTCACCTCCTATATATAATAATTCAGTAGGGTCCACAGAATCTCCTGACAGTCCATTATCTACATAAGATAATTTTCCTCTTGTGTAATCATACAGAGTCATCTCCTTAGATGATAAGGATATTGTGGTCCTGTTACTGTATTGTATAGTAACAGTCATTGTTTCTCCAGATGAAGGTGCTTGTATGTAATTGCCATTACTGAAAAATACCTTATCATTTACTGAAGTATCAAAGGTCCATCTTTTGTAGGAACTGCTTTCTGATTCTGGAGTGAAAGTATTTAAGCCAACCCTATTAGCTGAGCCTGCCATACCTATCTGAATTTTCTCAATAGGTAAATTTACTTTATAACTTTCCCCTTCTCCTATTACATACTTTGATGCTCCAGTAGGAGGAGCTAAATCTACAACTCTTCTAACATTTGGAGTTGCATTTATACTTGTCCTCTGTATTGAGTAAATTCTCAAATAATCAAATTTCCTATCAACATTCTCAATTTCTATACTGAAACTATTACTTACCTTATCTTCAGGACTTGCTCCTCTATTGTTGTATGAAATATAGTAAAGTGGAGAAGTATAGAAAATGTTACTCTCTTGCCCATATTTATCAAAATAGGTAAAGGCATATTGTATAACCCCAGAAGCAAAACTACCATTTGCTACAATATTCCTTTTAATGGTCACCTTCTCATTAAGATTAAGTGTTCTTACAAAGTTAAATGAGTCAGTATTCCACTTATTTACTACATTGGATGCAGCAGCTATATTGATTACCCTTGGTTGATTTAAGCCATCAGTCCAATATACCTTTCTAATATCAGTGTTCTCATAGAAAGAAATAGTTTCTATAGGATGCTTGTAATTAAATCCTAAGTCTCCTCTAAACAGTCTCTTTCCAGTTAATGCACCATTGTTGAACCATAGCTTATAGATTCTATCATCCAACATAGAATCTACATCTATATTCAACTTGTATGGGCAATCTATAAATGTAATATCCCCAATAGAACTTAGGTCAGGAGTAATATCATTTGCAGTATCTTCTCCAGCAGTAAGGTCAGTAATAAGAATATCACAAGGAAATATATCAGGTGCCTCGAATATATCAGGAGTTATATCTGCTAACCTATAATCATCATCTCCAGCAGCAAAGATAATAAGTTCATCATTAACCAAAGCCTGCCCAATAGGAATACCTTTAATATGGTCTCCTACACCTGCTATACTTGACTTCTTATTACCTTTCTCATTTATCAAACTAAGCAGAGTACTCTCATCAGTTGGCATTACCCTAACATTCTTATTCTCATAAGAATATTCAGAGTTAAATGCAGAAGCTGATAAGTCCCTCTGCATTCCTTTTGTTTTGAATTGTACAACTTTCTGCATAGTTATTGTAATTTAATGTATTCCTTATTACCAAGAGATGAGAATCCATTATTAAACTCACTTGTCCTTTGTATAAGTGTATTCCACATTCTTGATATACTTTCCATCTCAGATTGTGATGGGATGGTAAATTCACTCTGCAATTGACCAGCCAACCAAGCATATTGCTGCTGGGTATTCTGTAATACAGCAGGTGCAATCTTACCCATATCAAATAGAATAGTAAATGCTTCTCTTTTAATATATGCTTCAAGTGCCTTCAGGAATACAGGGTTATCAATAAGTAGTGGAAATCCATCCTTATCTACTGGAATTGCCTTATAGGATACTGATACATCTCCTGTCTTGAAGGATACATATAGTACTTGTCCTTGTGTTTTGAAGGACAACTCTTGTGGTATCTTGTAGCCAGCACTCCTATCATAATGCTCTCTTGGCATGAAATTATCAGTCATACTTCTAAGGCATACACCAGTCTTACATTCCTTAATCTGATTGATAGATATTAGGTCACATGGCAATTTAGCTCTAAAGTCCTCTATATGAAGAACCTCTTCCTTATCTTGATATAACTTTGGCATACCAAATATACCAATGAAGTCAATGGTATATTGTACAGCCTGCTCAAGAGTTACATCTTGAAGAAGAGGATGTCTTAGTACTCTACTTAGAGCTTCTCTTATATTTATGTAGTTATATTCTTTTACCATAATTATATCTTGAAAGCATCTATCTTTCCTTCTTTTATCCTTTGTTTTAATCTCTTCTTCAGTTCTCTATTGACATTAAATTCATAGAAGACCTGATTATTATAGTCTGCTAATTGTTTATTATAGTAGACCTTAAAGATTTCTTTTTCCTCCACTTTAACCAGTGTTTTTTCCTTATAGGCTTCCTCATCTTCATACCATAATTTAAGAGTTTTATCCCAGTCTATAGGTAAGTTAGTCTTAACCTTTTCACCATCAAAACTAACTCTCACATCATATTTCCTTAGCTCTATTCTACCCATTCTATGTGGTAACTTAATATCATTACCATGAAGGAAACTATCAGCTAAGTAGTCATTGACTTTCCTTATAATACTATAGAACTCATGTTCTGTAAGACATCTTCCTATATTGAGCCAGCCATTCTTTCTTATCCACTTATAGGCATCATATACACCATAGGAACCCCTAACTTTATGAACTCTTGGCTCATTCACTTTTTTAATGGAGTTTAGGAAATCAACCAATCCTTTATCCTTCTCTTCTTGACAAGATTCCATAACTCACTATTTGGTTGCTACTTCTGACAACTCATCCTTTGCATCATTGGATTCATCCTTAGGTCTATATTCAGCACCTAACAATTCCTTGACTACAAGTTCAATCATAGGAGGTATAAGAGCATCCTCAATAGGGAAAGTCTTATCTAATACATCACATACTGTATCACCATTCTCATCAGGGCACTGCAATTCTGATGCAGCCTGTGGGTCTTCAAATATACCTGTCATTCTTGCCTTTTCAAGATACAAGTACTGTGGATTGAAAGACTTAAAGTATAGGTAATTATCTGGACCAATAGAAGCATAGATGATATTTTTCAGATACTTATTATATCCCACATATCTCATCCTTTCTCTACTTACATAAGTAATCTCCCCTTGATAATAATCAACTGGGTACACCATAGGATTACCTATCTTCATTAGGAAAGGTATCTTCTCCTTACTTCTTAGATAAGAACCACCTTCACAAGGCTCACCTGATATAGCAGGTACCTCAATTAAATCCAAGCATATAGTCTGATAGTTACTCTCAGGTATCTGCTTCTTTACATCTGAATATCTCTGTTTCAGTAAGAATGTCCTATACTTACCAAATAGAAACATAACATGCTCCTCTGTATATAGGGCATCATCTGAGTACAGTTTCAATTCATCAAGTACCATGTAGGTTAATTCTTTATATGTACTCATAACATCATTATTTACTATAACTAAAAATCCTTGTGCAAAGATAAGTAATTATTATCAGTTACACAAGGATTTTACTATTTTTATGTCAGAAGTATTAATGTAATAATTATACTGACTTGCCTGTACAAGAGATTGAAGTGTTTGCTATATACTCTGGATAAGGTATTAAGCAAGTAGAACCATATAGACAGTATAGGGCACTATCTAAAATTCTATACTCTTCTTCTGTTATAAAGGACTTACAATCACTCTCAAGCAAATCATATATGAATATCAGCACCAATAGTTTATCTACCTCTGAATAACTCATATATCCTAACTTTGATAGGACATTGAAATATCTTGTAAGTGATTCATTAAGTACCTTGTCCATAGCATCCACAATTAGGGGTTATCACTGAGTCTTTAATTCCCATAAAGAATCTCTTCCAATACTTTATTGCCTCAGTATAATGACCTGTCTTTACAGCAAGTTCAAATGCCTTATATTGAAGCATATAGTTGATGAAGTTCTTAGGAATAGAACAAGTATCACTCAATTCTTTAATGTAACTAAAGGCATGTTGGTACAGAGGATAAAGGTTAGATACAACTCCTAATGTTGTGATATTATCCATTCCACAAGGAGTATTTGCAGCAGGAGTGCCCTTAGTCCTAATATACACAAAGAAAAGATTGCCATTAAGAGTTGGAGATAAGTCTCCTGTTCCCAGTTCTAATCTGACTGATTTAGTATTTCCTCCTATAACTTCTGTATATGCAACTTTACTACTCGGACCAGACTCAACAAAGGTATCTTGAGTGTCTATCTGTATAGTATCAAGATATACATTTGTGTAATATTCTAAGTCCTCGACAGATACATTTATAATCAGCTTTTGCCCATCAGGGGCTATTCTTAACTCATTAAATTGTACCATAATTTAAAAGAAAAAAAAAAGAGGGGCTAACCCCTCTCTAATTAATATTAGACCAGAGCTACTTTGAATCTATCTCCAGTAGCAGTATTAAACTTTGTGATTAAGTCGTTCAAGGTTGCTTTATCAGAGTCATCACATACTAAAGTTATAGTCTTTTCAGATTTCTGTACTGCCTCATTAGAACCAACATAGGCATAATGAATATCAAGTACTGAATATCTCTTGGTTGGGTCTACAAGATAAGTAGTAACAATGTTATTAGGGAATCCTATTCCTCTATAGATGTCTCCTCTTTCACCCATACAGAAATATTCAAGGTCAGCAATATTCTTGCCATTACCTAATGTTCCATTAGTACTGTCAGTTACAGTAGCCCAGATTCTTTCATCTCCATTGACTGTTATTGTAGTTGGTTGCACAGTAAAATACACTGGGGTTTGTGCCATAACACCAAGTTTCCAAGGTTGCTCTACTTCAGTAATTCTTATACTGTCAATATCAACAACTATTGCATTAGAGCCATTATAGTATGGATTAGTATTATCTTGTTTTCCATTATCTTTAGTGGATGGAGTAACTACCATATATCCATTACTATCAAAACCTCCCTCTGAGGAGGTTTCAGCACTATGCACCTCAATCTTAATTAATGGAGTAACCTCTCTACTAAAGTTTTTAGCCAGAGATTGAGCCAAAGCCTTATAGAACTTATCAGCTTGCATTCCAGCATAAGCATGGACCATACCATATTTAAAATACTGGTCTTCATCAGACATACCAACATATTGTCTGAAAGCAATTCTTAGGATGTAATCCTGTCCAGCAGCAGGGACACCACCATTTACATTAGCATCCAATTTAATAGTAGAGGACTTCATCTTATAGTCCATACTTGCTGCCTCAGTACTCTTTGCATACAAGATATTATTTATGTCTATAAGGTCACTTCTCATCAGGTTATCTGCACCTTTATATTCAAGGTACATATGATTTTTAGCAGTATCAATTTGTAAAGAAGCCTTTCCTGCTGACTTTACTACATAAAGCTGTCTTACTTGATTTGTACTAAATGTTGCCATTTTAATTTAATATTAAATTATACAATAGTTTTATTCTTTTCCTGTATTTGGAACCCTACTTATGATGGCAAGTTTTACTGCTCTCTCAAGTATAGCTCTATGTATTACAGGGTTCAATTCACATTCTGTTTTTACACTTATGCCATTGATTGACAGATTATCTGTCAAATCAGTTAATATAATGGGAGCAGGTCTTGAAAGGTATCTAACAAGATAACTCTCCACATTATATTTTGATACTATCTCTACTACCTTACCACTCAAATCAAGCCTTAAAGCTCTTCTTTCATTAGTACCCCTGAAAGGATTCTTTCTTATTCTATGGTACTCATCCTGAGTAATTGGTATTACAGAGATGTCTTCACCACTCATACATCCTAATCCATCATCCTTCAAATTAACTGCTTCATAGGTTATGAACCATAAGTCATCAGGTAATTCAAAGAATACTGAGGATTTGGATAGTCCTGTATATCCTACTTTCTTATCAGTAGTTGTGTAAGTCTTTATTAGGTCACTCAAGTATCTTCTGATTTCCTCAGTCCTCTCAAATGAGTCTCCAAATGGATTCTTACCATTATACATACCTATCACTATCTCTTCTTGAGCATTAGTGAGAAATACAGATTTCTCATACTCATCGAGGGTAATGAGTAGTCTATGTTCCTCCCCATAAGGAGGATTATCACTGTAACTATTTAGTAAGGTGTCAAACTCATTAGAAAATTCTTCAGTTGTCATTATTCACTTCTTTGACCAAGTTCTACACTACTCTTCAAGTCTCCTGTATAAGCAGACTTTGCAAGTTCTACTGCTCTTTGAAGAATTTCTGGGTGAAGAATAGGGTCTAATTCACATTCTGTGATAGTATTTATTCCTTCAATAGATACATTAGAATATTCATCAGCCAGATTTGCAAGTATAATAGGCTTTGGTCTTTTTACATATCTAATCTTGTAATCAGCCAAAGAACTATTATATTTAATAACCACCTCAGAAATAAAATCAACTCCACCAGTAGATTGGAATAGTCTCCAACCTTGATTCTTTAGGGGCTGCTTCCAAGGCTTAGACATAAGTCTTGCATACTCTTCATAATTCATAGGAATTATACTAATCAATCTCTTGACTCCATCTACAGTGTTAATACCTGTCTCATTCAACATAAGTAGAATGTCCTGTGGCATCTTGTAGAGTTGGCTTCTGTCATCAAACTTAACATAGCCTCCTTCAGGAGTATATTGTGATGGCTTAGCAACAGTTATTAGAGTAGAGAAATCTATCTGTCTCTTAGCATTCTCATCAAATCCCTGTCCATACTTATTACCCTTAGGATTGAAGTAATTCTTCAATATCTCCAATTGAGCCTTAGTTAGGAAGACAGACTTCTCATACTCATCAAGACCCGGAGCCTGATTGCTCATTATATTGTTATACAGAACATCAAATTCATTAGAAAATTCCTGTGTTGTCATACTCTTTTTTTTCCTACTTCAGCTTAGCTTCCAAAGCAAACTTAACTTCTTGATGCTTAGGAGAGTTTAAGTATTTAGCTGCTATATTCAATGTAGGCTCTTCATTAGCCTCACAAAGTGGAGTATTATCCTTTCTCAAGTATAGGTAATTACCCCTATTAGAAATCAGACCTGCTTCTATAGCTCTCTTGATAAGAACCTTTGTAGAAAGCATTGGGTCAGTAATAACCTTCAAGAATATCTTGCTATCAGCCTGTATCAAGCTATTAACCTTAGTCTGTAAGAACTCAAGTTTAGCAGTCTGTGATGTAGGTCTACCATCAATGGTCTCAACAATAACTCTTAATGTATCAACATCATCCTCAATCTTACCAAACTCTTTATAGCACATCATTGTAGTGCTCATATTATTCTTAGCAACCTTAGTCTCTTCACCCTCAGAAATGATAACAAACTGGTAAGTAGCCTTAGGAGTATCTTGCAATGCTTGCAATGAAGGAGCAATATAATCCTTGTTGGCTAATAGTATCTTATATCTGATATAATCCTCTGGGTCAGATAGATTGAAGTAGTTATCCTGCTTTGTCAATCTTACCTTATTGATACCATTCTCATTGGAATCATCCCAGAAGTTATCTACCTTCTTATAGATACTTAGTGCATTATATTCAAGACCCATTATTTCCTCAAGAAATGCCTTTTCCTTGTCTGTAAGGACATTAACAAACATACCTGAAGATAATCTTGGTACTACAAATGTTCTAACTGCACCTTCTGCCATACCTCCTGACAATACATGCTTAGGGTTATTACCCCACATACCTGTCAGCTTAGGCACATGTCTTACAATAATTCTCTCATTTCTCAGACAACTAACTAAGGCATCATCAGATACCTCTACTCTCTTTTGTGTCTTCTCAGGGCTTTTTACAGTAGCCTCTTCTTTTGGTACTTCCTGAAGTGGAGTCTCTGTATTGTCTATATCAAAGTCAGGTACAGTATAATCCACCTTCTCTTCCATTTTCTTTTCTGCCATATCTTCTCCTTAACTTTTTGAAATAAAATAAGGGAAGTAGGAGCTTATCCTACTCCCCTTTTATCATTAGCCCTGTAGAATTGCAGGGATTAGTGACATAGTTCTTGTTGGGTCAAGAACACAGATACCAAGAGTAGCCATTCTGTGAATTACAGCAGAATCCTCATCAAATGACATGTAAGGATTACCCTTTTGACCTGTGAATGGGTTTCTTAGACCCCATTGATAACCTCTGTACTCATTGTCACCCTTAATCTTACACTTAAAGATATTAGGTTGGTCCATAGTACCAATGTACATAATATCATATCTGTAAGAGAATGCAACACCTCCATTTGGATGGAGTATCTTGTTTCTTACTGGGTCATCATAGAATGGGTCTACATCAATCTTAACTCTAACACCATTAGGAGCCTTATACTCAACAAATTGGAAACCAGCACTCAATGAGTTTTGGTGCAACTTAGACTGAGTCTTTTGAATAACACCAATAGAGCTGTTGTCAAGAACAAATTGTGTCCAACCTGATACTGTCTTTAGTACTTCCTTGTGGAATTGGATAGCACCTCTTTCACCAGTCTTAATCAAGAAGTATCTGTCTCCAAAGTCTAACTTAGAAGCAGAAAGCTCATATAGAGCTTCTTCAAGAAGCTTCAAGCTGAATGTGTTGTAATACATAGTATTAGCAACTTCCATCTGCTCAAACAGACCAGCACCTGTCTTAATAACATTACCAGACTTACCAAAGTTCATGTACTCACCATTGGCATTTCTGTTGCTTCTACCAAATGCAAGTGCATTGTTCTTGTACTCAGAGAATTGCTGTTCTACTTCCCAATCTACATTGTGCATCCACATTGTAGCAACTGACTTAGTATATCTACCCTCAGTTTCCTTAACAATAGGAATACCTACAGCCAGCTTCTTGTTCAACATAGAACCTGGAACCTTGTGTTGGATTCTTACTACAGACCACTCATTTCTCATAGAAACAGGGCTTGTAAATCTTACATCACCAACCTTTCTTGAAAGCTCCTTCTCAACAAATGCAGCTTCAACTGAGAATCTCTCACCTGCAAGCAATCTTTCAGCAGGAACACCTGCTGTGTTACCACCAGCAAGCTCTACCTTATACACTGCATTAGTACCCTCCATTTTTGGGTCTCCAAGTATTCTGAACTGATAGATTTCATTCAGATTACCTACAATGTATTCACCATCAGCAAACCAATCCACAGGGAATACCAAATAGAAGGGAGCAGTGCCTACTCCAATCATACCACTGGCATCTGTAACAACAGTACCATTTTCACCTCTTGCCTCTACAAGAGGAATGTTTCTCCTTGTAGAACCAATAACATCCCAGTAGTATTCATTATCATCCTCAAACTCTCTTGTTGGGAATTGATTTAGGAATGTGTCAAGTGTCTTTCCTCTGTAATAAGCCAACAGTTGCACCATTAGGTTTGTAGCCTTCTGTGGAGCTAACTGAAAGATAGAACCAAGGTGGTTTTCCTTAGTAAGACCCTTCCAGTGTTGGAAGCCTACCATTTGAAACTTACCTAATTTTCCAGCCATAAATAATTTAATTTATCAGTTATTTTACTCTATACTATAGGCTTAGACATCAAGATTCCACCCTTTTCCTATGAAAGATTCAGGGTCCTCATCAACTCCACTGACAAACTTTAGATTACCATCTGAGGTTCTTGCTGTGTTGTTGAGAGTATGTTCCAGCTCTCTAAGACCTTTCTTTACTTCTTTCTTTACTTTACCTTTCACCAAACCATCAAGGTTCTTAAAGCCATCAGTTAGTGTGAAAAGTAACCCAATGTTCTTTAGGAAGTCTGTTCTGTTCTCCATCTCATACTTTTGGATGGCAGTAAAGTACTCTCCTGTCTTTGGGTCTTTATACACAGGCTTAGCTATGTTATCATAAATCTTCTGTCTTGTTGATTTATCTATTGATAAATCCCCAAACACATCCTTGTCATTAAGGATTGATGATTTAAGCTTTTCAGCCTGTTCCTTTCTTTCTTTCTCTTCCTGTTCTGCTTCTGACTTAGCCTCATTGACAAGCTCATCATACTTATCTTTGAAGAAGTCAATATTACTTTTCAAAGCCTCTTTTGCATCATCAATATCAGTACCAGCATTGAAAGACTTTTGCACTTCTCTTGCAGCTCTTTCCTTACTATAACCTCTATTGATAAAGTCTTGATAAATCAGGTCTTTTCTAAGTTTTTCTCCCTTATCACCTTCATCAGAGATATTCTCCTCCTTAATAGAATCAAGGAAGTTTATAGTATTCTCATACTTTCTAATCTCTGTAGGTTCAACTCCAGCATTCAAGGCTTCATCAATTCTTTTCTGTCTTTCATCAAGACCTGCCTTTATCTGTTGGTCAATTAAATCTCTAAAGTCTTCAGGGTCTTTAACCTTAGATAAGCCCTCATCATCAAGGTCTGGGAAGATACCTTCCTCTTTCAAGGCTTTGGCAATGGAAGAGTAGAAGTTTTTGGGAGAAGTGCCATCCCCTTTAGGAGTGGTATCTTCCTTTTCCTCTGTATTTTCTTTTCCACTACCTACGCTCTCTGGTGTATCAGTAAATAAGTTATCTACATCAACAACCTCAGTAGTTTCTTCTTTATCCTTATCTGGCTCCTCCTCTTTCTTAGGAGGCTCCCCATTTGCAGGTGGGGTATCCTGTGTATCCTCATCTTCTACAAACAGATTCTCAATTTCCTCTGCTCCTAAGATGTTATCTAAGCTAAGTTCTTCTTCCATACTCTTCTACCTTTTTGTTCTTAAAACAGTGCAAAGGTAAGTAAAGTTTTGCATATCTACAACATGGTAAATAAATTGCTTTTACTTGTATAAGTAAAATACTTGCAATATGGACAAAAAGAAAGGGTAAGATTACCTCTTACCCTTATCTTATTAGTATTCTCCAAGATATTCTACTACCTTGTTTTCAGCTTTGCAATCTGCATCCTTAAACCAGAATACAATAGCAGATTCAACTATTTTCTGTTCTATACCATCACCAAACCAGTTCTTAAACAGTTCTGCATAGTCATGGTACTGAGAGTTGATTGCAACATATACATCAGCAACTGTAGCAGATGTAGGAAGTATTCCTCTATATCTCTCACAAATTTCCTTTGCTTTGTGCATATCAAACTTCTCACCACTGTACTTCCTGCCATTCTCAGTATGATACATATCAGCTACAAGATACTTAGCCTCAGATTCAGTGAAGTGCTCTCCACTCATTGAATTTCTCATTGAGTTTCTCATGTATCTCATCATCCTATCCATATCATTACCCAGTAGTGGGTCCCCTCCTCCTAATATTACCTGATTTATTGGAATCATATCTATACATTTTTAAGATTAGTATTGAAAAGTAAGGGGAATTACCCCCTTACTTTAAGCAGTTGCAGTAGTACCACTAACAACTCTTGGGCAACCACATTGGTTGGCACCAACATACCCTGTTACAACAGGAGTGTTAGGCAGACATACTTCACCATAGATAGCCTTGCAAGTCTTTCTGTCAGTATAGTTAATACCAGCAGTAAATGCCTTGTCAATTTCACATTGGATGAGCTTGTCTTGGTATGGTCTTACAGCAGCATTGATAGCTACCTGAGCCTTCAAGTCACTTAGTTCCTTTCTAATGCTATCATCAGCATCTCTTTGAGACTTATACAGATTGAAAGCATCTTGATTTTGCTTTGCAGCCATTACATCAAAGCCATCTCTTGTGCTCTTATATAAACCAAAGTCAGCATCAACCTGTCCCTTCCACAAACTGAATAACTCTGAGTTCAGAGTTTGTCTATCAGCAAATCTATTATTCTGATAATTTAGAGCCTGAGTGTAAATAGCTCCTTGCAGAGCCAAAGCATCTTCACAGCTCTTTTCCCATGCTTGGAAAGCAGAAGGAGAAGTTATACCATTAGCTGTCCCAAGACCAGTCTCAAGACCATTAATATTGATATTTGAGCCACCCATGCCTGAACCAGCAAGACCTAGTAGACCACTGCCTCTTCTGTTACCAAATAGTGCCCAAGCACCAAGTGCAGTACCTATGATACCAAGAGTAAGACCTGCATTAGCCTTACCATTGATGTCTCTTCTACCATAACCATAGCCATAGCAGCCATCAGTAGGAACTTCTTTTACCTTTTCTACTTGCTTCTCAATTATTTCCATAGTAGCAATTTTTGAAATTAGTTATTGTTTTATCTCTCTATTGTAAGCTTACAGTGGACAAAGGTAAGTAATATTTCCCAGAGTGCTTATCAATGCTAAAGCCCCATATATCATATTGATATACAGGGCTTTAACTTAGCAATATGTTGCTAAAAAGAATAAAAAAAAAGCAGCCTTATCTGGCTGCTCTATCATGCTTGTAGAATACACTTGTTATCTTATCATATATGTAGGTTATAAGGTAAGCATCTACCTCATCATTATCTTCTTGAGGAGTATATCCTATATATCTCCATATAGAGTTCTTTATGTGCTCAGCTTCATGGATAATGCTACTTCCCCTCTTAGAATTGATAGCCACAAGAGATGCTCCATATTGATTTATGGTTATAGCTTTGGCTTCCTGCTCCATTTCTTCTTTGGGCAAGAATCTTCCTAACTCCTCCCACTTGTCAAATATGACTACAGTGAGTTTATAATTAAATATAGGTATTATCATCTTCTTTTGGGTTATCATATCTTCTCCTCCTAATTACTTCAATAAATTCTATCAAAGCTATCAAGCAATCTCTGATTTTGGATTGCTGCGCAATCTCTGATTAATTCTACACTTCTTGAGCTTCTCCCTCAGATATATTTGAATTGCCTGCATCAATATCATCTACTATCTTTAATAGTAGGCTTCTTATGACTCTTAACATATAAATACAATATTACAAACAGGAATAATCCTGTTATAGTTCCATGAATCATCAACAGCTCTAAGTCCTCAATTGGAATACCTACATAGTAATCAATTATGTTTATTATATCAGTTACCAAGATATAATGTAAGAACATCTTGTGATATAAACAAAACCTAAATACTGTTGCAGATAAATACATAAATATCCAAGGCAATATAGACATTCCTGCCAGATTACTCAATACAGGAATGTCTATATAAAAGTAGGATAAAGCTGTGTTTAGTACATATACTAATGATATTAACATAGGTATGTATTTAAGCATTAGTATAAGTAACTTGTACATACTCTTATTTAAGTTTTCCTCCACAGCCATACCTTGTTCTCTTGATACCAGCCTTTGGTGACATTGGCTTTGGTCTTCTCTTTCCTCTTGCCATAATTTTACACTTTTAGTTATTTACCTTTCTTACCTTTACCTTTTCCTTTACAACCACATTTCTTTGCCATAACTATAGAATTTTAATGGTTATTTTTTCACCTTTATCATGCTTGTCTTTAAGGAGCTTGTATAGCTCTTTGAAAGTTTCTCTACTGTTTATTACTTGACCCTTAACTTTATTGACACCTACTAATAGGCATCCTGCTGAGTCTTTGTCAGTATTACCAGCGTGAATAAGTATGCCTTCAAATCCCTTTACATTAAGTAGTCTTGGCACTTTACCATTACATACTTGCTTGTAAAAACTATTAGTACAGTACTTAGGAGAAATGACATCTAAGGTAATCTCATAAGTACCCTTTGGAATAGCTGTAATTGAAGGTTTCTTCAATTCCCTAATCTTGGCTATGCTCATAGAGTCATCTAACCCTCTATCAGCATCTTCAAGTACATTGCAAAACCACTTCCCATCAATAGTAAGATTACTTATGGTGTAGCTCTGCTTCTTCCATTTTCTGTCTACTATTAACTCCATGCTCATTAAAAAGGTTTAAGTTTCTCTTTCTTAATTGGCAGGTAAGGTCAGTACATATGGAACTCATAAGGTTAAACATCTGTTTCCTAAGCTCCTCCACTTCCTGCTCTAACTCTGCATTTCTTTTTAGTACCTCTTCCAACCTCTCTCTATTATCAGTAGAGAGCTTCTCATAAAAATCTAATGATTCTTTCATGTTATTTATGAGGTTACTATCAACTTCACTATCATACTTCTTTCTTGCAAAGAACCATGATGTCCAGCCACTGACTATTGTGGTAATAAGCCCTATACCTCCAGTGATTAGTATTCCTAAGTCAATCATAATTATTCTACAATTTCAATAAATCTTTGTTGTTTGTTCTCAATATAAGGGTTCTTCTCCACAACAATCACTTCTACTACTTTATGCTTCTTTTGAAATAGCCTGAGTAACCAACATTTCTTTGGAGGATTTATAGTCTCCTTCTTATAGTCCACCATTAGATACTTCTCACTAACAAACTTAGGGTCTGTAGTAATTGTACTTGGATATTTAAGCCCAAGCCTCATTTGATACCACTTATCTCCTACAAGTGTATCTATGTCTAATGTAGGTTCTCTGAACAGAGTATCTCTAAATACTATTGTATCTTTCTTTGTAGCCTCAGATAAAAGATATTGCATCTGTTTCAGATTACCATCCTTTATCTTTAACTCCTTCCTGACATCATTCATCTTTTGCAAGATAGAGTCATTATAGTAGTTAAGCTGCTCTACAGTAAACTTAAATACCCTGTTTTCTTCTTTTAGGGAGGAGTTCTCAGCTATAAATGCCTTCTGATTAGACATTGATATTGATATTTCCTCTCTAAGGTCTTGGTTTCTGTTGTACAATGTATATGTACTTACAGCAAGCAAGCTTATCAAAATGACTATCCCAATCCTTATATATTTCTTCATCATAAGTACATATTTTCGAGCTGCAATATACAAAAAGTAAATCATCTATGCAATAGCATAAATGATTTACTTATTTAGAATACTATCTCATACTTTCCCAAGCTGCTGAGTAAATCCATTGACCTTGTATATCTAAGTGAACTCCATTGTTTCCTAATGAGTTCATAAAGTCTGACATGCTCATATCTGAATAATATGTATCATGCACATCATTACATATTTTATCAAGATTCAGTATCACCTTATATCCCTTATCTATTGCTAACTTCTCAGCTCCAGCATAGTTACATTTTACAGTATCTGGATAGTCTCTATAACCCTGCTGTCCACAATGAGGAATCCATACTCCAATATCTGTGCTAATATCTTTACCAAGATTCTCAAAATATGTTTTCAGGTTATCCATATTTGTATTCATGGAAGTAATCTGACTTGAGAAGGATTTATTAGCAAGATTATTATAGCACATTTCAAGAATAATAGCATCACTATATACAAACTTGAACATAGCACTTCTAAGGTTATAAATATTCCCTTGACCATATCCACCAATAGCCATATTATTAATATGTAGAGCATAAGGAAGCTCTGGAGTTCCCCAATAAGTTATACCCCAGTAGATGAGATACTTTGAGGTATTAGATGTCTTGGTTATTGTAATTGTTGTAGGCTGACTTGTGTCTGTAATATTAAAGTACAGCCTCATGTTAGGAATACCCCATGTATCATTGCCTCCTCCTGATTCTGTAAGATTTGCCATAGACAAATCAAATGTAGCATTGTTGGCTTCTTTTGAGCCAGCACCATTGAAATCATTAGGAACTGTATTAACCTTTACAACACCATTTCCTCTATCCACTGTTATGGTAATATTATCACCATGTACATGAGCATGGTATAAGAAGTCAAACTTGCTGTAGCCTGCTGGAATAGTAAACTTTACTGAGGCATTTGCTGAGTTACTAAACCTCTTAGGAATATTTCTTTGCCACCAGCCACCTTCAGAGTTGTCAAATTGATATGGGAAACTTGCCTCATCAATCTTAGTAGATACCTGCATTACATTTGTTCCAATCTCTCCAGCAAAGTTTGAATCCTCTCTTCTTGTCTGACCTATATATTCAGTCTTAAAGGTTCCAGTCTCAGTAAACATTGCTTGGCTATCATCAGACCAAGTACTATCCCAGTCTCCTACAAGAGATTTCTTTCCATAGTCGAATCTTCTATATTGAGGATTACCCCACCCAAGAGCATTCCATAGCATATTTGCATTTGCTTTCTTGTCGCAAGTTGGAGGAACTGCTGCTACGCCTTTCTCATCTTTAGTAAATGTAGATTGGAAAGCAAAGATACTATCTCCACAAAGTGTTAAGTAAACATCTTTGAACTGAGGCTTTATAATTGGGAATATACCAACATTATTATTTGCAACAGTTTTTGCCTTCTGTTTAATAGAAAGGGTATCACTATCATTGCTTTCTAAGTCTTCTACCCTATTCTCTAAGTCTTCTACCCTATTCTCTAATATATTCTGTGTGTAGATAGTTATATAGAAAGTTTTATTAACAGTAGCATAAGTATTTAACATCAAATATCCATCCTTAGTAGGAGTATATTCAATAGTTTCATTGTTTTCAAAACTTGTTTTTGATTCAAAAACAGCCTCATACCCACCACCAATAGAACCTTGAGTGTATTCTACATAGCAAGACAAGGACTTAAATTCTGTATTTGGAACATTGCCAATGAGGTTTTGTACAAGCCTTATTTGGTATTTCCTTCCTGCATAAAGCTTTTTACTAAAATGCTTAAAGTTAATATTCCCATAAGTTGTATCTTCGTTGTTACCTGTAAGAGTCCCTGTTTCTACGGTACTTGTGGAAACATTAGATAAATTTTCACTTTTACTAACTGTTACCTTTACAGAGCCATTTGTAGTAGCACCCATATTGAACATTAGATAGCCATTGACTGATGAGATAAAGGTAACTTTAGTGGCTAAACCAGCAGGTCTTGATTTTAATAATACAACTATCTCAACATAACCATAACTATTAGTACCTTGCACATTTGTGGTATAGAAAGTCAAACTATTAATCTCATCTTTATTTACATACTCTATATCAAATGTATATTGGATTCCTTTTTCCAACTCTAATGAAGTAAAATTAAAACTTCTTCCAGTTCCACTTGGTTCTCCCTCAGGATTATTACCAGTCAAGTCATAAACTCCTAATGGAAGCTTTATAAATTGAGAATCAACAGACTCTGATAAAGAATCAACAGACTCTGATAAAGAAGAAAGAATGTTCATGTGAAACTTCTCTTGCCAAGCTCTATCAAAATTTACAGAAACATCTTCTCCTAAGTACACACCCCATAACAGACCATAGGTATATTTACCCTCTGGGTAGGTTGATACTACAGACCAATTGCCATGATTTGTTTTATAGAATCCCTCTCTAATAAAATTATGAGAAGCTGCTGCATCACAAGCTCCAAATCTGTTGCCATGTATAGCATCTGCCTCTGCTAAATCTACCTCAAGAGTATAATAATCTTTAATAGAAATATCTATTTTATTTGTCAATGGTAACTTAATTATATCACCATTAGATGTGTTATTAAACTCATCAGCAGTTATTATTATTGTATCTACTAATTCTGTAAATGCTGTATTAACAGTAATGCCTGTGCCTTTATATAACCTGAAAGTTAAACTATTAGCAATAGTTCCTCTTATCTTTTTAACATAAAGAGTGTCTATTTCTTGTGCAGCAACTCCATGCACAACAGAAGCCCAGTTTGTTTGAGTATTTCCTCCTAAATCAGCTTGTTTATTTTGGATTCCTCCAAACTGAAATAATTTATACCTCGTAGAAGTAACTTTTATATCTGTATTGAATAGTACAGATAAATCATCATAACCACTTGGGTTACTTGCTACTTGAAAGTTCAAGGCTATATATCTTGCCTCTGGGTGTGCAGATATGTCAATAGTATTATTAGTACCTCCTGACCAACTTGGCACCACTACCTCAGCATAATTGCTATCTGACGGAATATCAGTATATAATAAAGTGTTATAGACTTTAACTCCTGATACAGTAAGTGATGTTGCTCCTTCTTGAATAGGTAGTAGTGCTAAAGCATATAAATCATTATCCTCTACTCTACCAAAGGTATCAGGACCCCAACTTGTTACTTTACCTACAATAGGTGTAGGTCTTGACACTGCATTTGAGTTGGCTTGAGATTTTCTAATAAGAGCAGATATATCATCAGTATTTGATGATACATTTTCTGTTAATGTATCAACTTGCCTTTGTAGATTATTTTCAGCCTCCTTAGCTCTATTTATTTCATTCTCTATAACAACAGAATACTCTGAGTATAGAGTTGCAGTAACAGAAACTGATGTCTCTGCTGAGGTATTGAACATTATGTAACAATCCTCATATGCAGTAAATGGAAATTGCAAAGGATTCCCTTTGTCTAAATTTTTGTTTGCTTCTACTATAGTCTGGTATCCTCCTACCGTATTATTAGGGTTCTTTGTCATGTAAGCTGACACAGAATTTACATCACCAGATGATGTGAATGCTATAACACCTCTATCTCCCTTCTTAAACTGTATAGCACTAAACCAGCCAAATGCAATTTGACCAGTACCAGTTCCTACTCCTGTAATAGTTTTAGATGCTAACTCTCTCTTATATATAAGATTCTCATCTAATTGCTTTACAGTTGCAATAGCTGACCAAAGAGATAAGTCTGTCCAATCTGCTGTAGAGTCTCCCCCAAACTGGTATAGAATCCATCCTCCATCTGTCAGAAATGTACCCAAAAATCCTAAGGTTCTATCACTTGAAGGAACCTTATTGAGAGCTTGAGGCAGTGTTAATACTTCTGCTATATGGTCATCATTATAATTAGTAGATATGTTTACTACCCCTTTCCTTGCAAGTATATGGTCAAGCCTCTCATTATTCTCATCATAGACAGCCTTGATAGAAGTAACAGGATATACATCAGTATTCTGAGTACCTCCTACTAATTCATTTTCTAAAATCTTCTTTATTTTTCCCATATCATTATTGAATTTCAATTATTATATCTGGAACCTCCTGTATGTACTGGAATTTCAATTCTCCTGATGATTCTATAGAGATAGGAGTCCATCCTTTATCACCAAAAAAAAAAACAGCATAAAAGCACCATTTGATAATGGTTTTAGCCATCCTACATTATTCACAGCAGGCTCAGATACACTAATCACTATATCTTTTACAGTCTTCATTTTTTTTTAGGAAGTTAATATACCTGCTGTTCTCAATGCTGCCAATATGTCATTGACTTTGTATGCTACACTCTCAGCAGTGGCTGAGTCAGTTACCAAATCTTCAATAGCTGATACTTTCTTTACTGCTCCTATTTGTGTAGTAGTAGCTGCTGGCAATGGCAGATTTACTACAGCAGAACTAATAGTCTTTGTGCTGACAGTATAGGTAAGCAATGTCACTTTTCCATCCTTTCTATCACTTATAAAGTATATAGCAGTAGATGTTGAATCTGAGGTTCTTGTGTAAGTAATAGGACCAGTAGAGCCTGTTATAGTAATTTCACCACACTTGTCTATTTTGCTTGCTGTAACATCATCAAGTGCCACACCTATATCTTCTGCTGTAAGATTGACTGTGTATGGCTCATTAGGACTTATATAATCCTCATTCTTAGTTATAGAACCATCAGCAGCAATATCATAATAAGCATCATTATCATGGGCAGTTACTACATGAGCAAATCCTCCTGTACTTGATTGATAAGTACCAACACCATATCCATAGTCAAGCTCTGTAAAGAAGAATCCTGCAATGCCCTGCAACTCTCTGAGATTAGCTTGCTTTACCTCATTACTATTGCCAATTTGAAGCTGTAGGCAAGTTAGCTTGCCATTTTGTGACTTCTTAATGTCATTATTAGCAGTGCCCATCTCTTTATCAAGGCTATCTACCTTCTCTTCAAGCTCTTGTCTATCCTCATCTCCTCCACCTACCACTGAAGCCCATCCTTTGGCTCCGAAGAACTTCAATTCTCCTTTATCAAGCCATAGACTTTGGGGACTTGGTGCTTTAATATCTTCTACAATATCTCTGAATCTTCTCATTTATCTGATTTTTGAGTTGTTTTATTTATCTGCTTTTCTTTAAGCTTTGCATCAGACCTTGCCTTGTCTTTATCAAACTCCAGCCTTTCTCTATCAAGCTTTATTCTTTCATCAAATTGTCTTATTGATTCCATTAGCTTATCTTTAGCCTCTTGTGAATATTCAGGTTCTATTATGCCATCATCTTCACTATTCTTGCTATAAGCCTGCATCTGTGCAATAAGAATCTTTGTCTCATTATCTCTTTGGTTAAGAGCATCTTCCTGTTGCATCTTAGCCTGTTCCATTTGAGCCTTCTGTTCTATCTCCTGTTGCTGTACTTGCAACTGCTGTTGCTGTGCTTGAGCCTGTCTTTCTTGAATACTTCTTTCATCCTTTTCAACAAGTCTCTGCTTTTCAGCAAGTGAAGATGAACTGAATAACTTCATAATAGTTGAGAATGATAGAGTCTGGTTCTGCAATGCTGCCTGAGCTAAAGTATCAAGTTTTGAGTTTAATTCCTGAATACCATTACTATTGTCCACTACAAGACCATAATCAGCTTCTGCAAATTCATCACCATCTATCTCCATAACTCTCATTGAATTATCTGACAAGATGTATTGGAATTTCTTGCTTCTGCCTCTTAATGCTATCTTAGCTGTTTCAAGCAAGCACTCTAATGCTCTCTTCTTGACATCCTCATGTACTACAAATAGCCACTCTGTAATGTGAGAAGACTGCATCATACTTCTCTCTACTCCACCTACTGTTTCTCTATTGCTTACCTGACCTTCTCTTTGCTTAGTAATACCAGCAACTTCTGCCATTTCCATCTTGATAAATTCAAGAAGATTAATGTATTGCTGTATCTGATTGCCATCAGAAGCTGTAATTACACCAGTAGAAGCATTATTTAATGCACCTGCAAGTTTACCTGTAGCTGCACCCACATTACCTTCATTGAAGCTGTCCTCTACTGCAAGACCCATAGTCTTTGCATAGTATAACCACTTCTCTACATCCCACCCTTTAGGTTTCTTAGCAAAGTCAAGTCTAACCAATGAACCCCAGTTCCTTGCTATCAGCTTGTTTAACCTATCATGTATTGCATCATACAAATAGTTATATGGCTTCATCATATCCACCAAGCTGAATGGTCTGTTGTCATTAAGGTTATAGATAGAGCCAACAATTCCAAAATGACATCTTGAAGGATTACTTAATCTGTTATATTGAACTACTCTTGGTCTCATATTGACATAAATGTCTGTACCAATCTTAGTTCCTTCCCATGCTTCATTGATGTAGAATATCTGCTCTTCCTCTCCAGCATCCTTATCTATTACATAAGTCTCTGGGTAGAAGTTAAATACTTCTTCACCTGTTTGAGGGTCATAACTTCTTACCTTCTTAATCTTTCTTCTTGACTTCCAATATACTCTAAGTACTCTCAAGTTTCCTGCAACATCATAAGGAAGAAGTGAGTTATTAACTCCATCATATCCTCCCAATGGGTCCCAAAAGAATCCCTCTGTACTTATTTCATCTCCTATCATGTGGTTATTGACAAAGCCATATCTCTCATCAATGTTGTCCATAGAGTCTGTAGCAGCTTGACCTACATGGTCAGGCATCTTCTCTATATACTCCATGTCTTTCTTTGTCAATACATCATAATAGGTATCAATGACCTTGCCTGGACTCCAATAATCTTCAAGGATTATCATGTCTGCATCCTCAATCTTATTGCTATATCCTGACTTAAAGATTCTTACTTTGAGTGGGTTCAGCCTTTCAATAGTAGGTTCACCTCCTACAATATCACATTGATAAATCTCTTCACCAACTGCCATTGCATCCATGAACCCTTGATTGAACATTAGGGGAATATTCAACTCCTTTACATAGTGGTTAAGGAGAGCATTAGCCCTGATTTCCCTCATGTCCTGCCACTCATAGGTGTAGTAATCATTTATCTTTTCAAGCTCTTGGTTAGCCTCCTCTTCTGATTGAGAAGTATTAGATACCCATTCCTGTAGCTTCTGTAGTAATTCTTGCTTCTTGTTATTCTCTATCTCTGTAATAGCATTAGGGTTAGTAACTACTACTTTGAAGTCAAAAACTCTCTTACTTTCCTCACCTCTAAGCACATTCAACTTACTATTCATAATAGGATAGTGTTGGATTCTATCAGGTATGAAACCTGCCTGTAGCTTTTCAGGATTCAGTATCATCTCAAGGTCACTCATGTGTAGTTTACCATTGAGCAAGTCATAGTTAATTTTCTTATGTATTACAGATTTTCTAACTAAGCTATAATTGAAGAAGGTCTTACTGTCTGCCCAATCCAAGTGCTTCTTCCTCCAAGCTTTATTTTTCTTACTGAAGGGAAGTTGCTGTGGAGGCAAGTTTATCATTTCATATCCCATATACTTCAATTTAATTACTGTGCAAAGGTAAGTAAAATCCTTGACCTATGCAAGTATATAAGTAATTTATTAACCATTAGCCTTCATTTTTACTAAATTTACTGCCTGAACCTAAAGTCATAGTTTCTCTTAAAGAATGGGTCATTACCATCATAATTATTATTGGCTCTCTCCTGCTTCTCCTTACTAACATCTCCTTGGTATCTTATCATTCTATCTTCCCTTAGAAGCATCAGCATACCCATAGCAGATATTCTATCGAAGTTACCCTCAGAGTTGTAATTAATAAGCTCTTTTAGCAGTGCTCTGTTCCTAACAGTAAATAGTCTTGGAACCATTACCTCTTTCTCTTCTCCATCAATAGTTTGCATAATAGGAACTGGAGCTAATAGCCAGCTTCTCAATCTACTCCTTGCATAAGCATTAATGGCAGGAGAGGCATTAGTACCTTTTGACTTGTTACCATAGCCATCTTTCATCATCTGCTTTTCCTTTAAGAAATCAAGAACATCTGTAAGAAGATAGAGACTATTTCTTGTCGAGAAGTGAGAGAATAGACCTTTTTTATTGTACTCATAGTTCAGCCTGCCATTGTAGAATAGACAAAGCTTTCTACAAATCTCATAGTAATCATCAGCAAAAGGAGGTCTTCCAGTGTATTCAGCTACTATCCTATCTGTCCATAAATCCAGTACAAATATAGAACCTAAAGACATAGTATTTGATTCATCATCATCATAAGGGTCAGCACCTAATATATACCTATCATTGTATGGCTTACCTGTATTCCTATCAATCTCAGGTAACTGATATATTTCAATAGCACCTTCTATCTTATTATCCTTATGTGGGAAATCCCTAATAGGTGTAGCAGAGGTAGGTTTATACTCCACCTGACCATCTTTATTGAATACCAAATCACCTACATACACATCATCATACTCTGTAGGATTAGCATCCAATTGTCCTATTCTTTCAGTCAAGTCAGCTACAGGGAACATGTTTACACCTGTCTTAACAATAGCTTCAGCAGGAGTAATAGGAACCTCAGCAATAGTCTTAATAATAGTGTTAGGGTCAGTAGAATTATACTTTACCCTATACCTATTCATAAGAATTTCAATCAGAGCCTTAATTACATCAGATACACCATTCTCATTATAACATCCCTTTCTATTCACATAGCCAGAAAAGAAGAATACAAAGTAAGGTTTACCTTGGTTGTACTTATCAAATACATTAGGTAAAGCATACATATTATAACCTTTAGGGTTATACATAATTTCCTGAGCACCAGCAAAGTCTGATTCATTATCACCAGCAGTACCTAACATATAGATTTGTCCAAAGACAATATCACCTTCCTGTACTGAAGGTAAAAGCACATTATACAAATCAACTAATCTTGGGAATGTACCAAACTCTTCAATTAAAATCTTAGCAGCTCTCTTACCTCTCAACTTAGACTCATCATCCTTAGATGATACTCCAAGTACTGTATTCTGAGTACCTCTTTCAATATCCAACTCTACATCCTTATACCCCATTATCCATGTCATTTCCTGTAAAGAGTTCTTTAATCTCTTTCTTGGAAACTGGGTATTGGTTGCACAGAAGTTAGCCATATCTACAAACTTGTTAAGGACACCATCCTTAGTAAGATACTCCTTCTGATAGGCAGTTACTATACCCTTTACCTTTTCATGTGCTTCCTCATTCTCACCTACCACAAAGATATGGTTAAGTATAGATGCAAGACTATATGACTTACCTTTACCTCTGGAAGCAAGTTCAGCCATGTGCTGACCTCCCTCAAAGTTATTATACAAGCCACCATTTGATGCTTGGTCTAAGCAATGGAACCTCCAATAGATGCCTTCCCAACATTCAGGTAGTGCCTCTACTCTATCAGCTCTTTTGGACTTTCTCTTCTTACCATTCTTATCCTTATACTCTCTAATCTTAGAGAGCATCATAGGAGAATAGTTAAGGAACCAATACATATATCCTGTGACCCATTCTCCATCACTTTCCCTTACATAACCATCCCAGATTCTTCTTCTTTCCTCTCTTACCCACTTACCATATTCACTATTAGGATTGGCATTAGGCCTAAGGTTAGTAAATGTACCATACTTCTCATAATGTATAGCAGATGGTCTGAAGTAATCCATATCCTCTAATATATGAGGATTAGCCAAGTCTACAATGATTCTACCCCTATCATCCCTTGGTCTATCCTTAGCATATTCTCTTGTAGGGCTTATCAATCTCTTGACAAACTCTACATTATTTATAATATCAAATAACTGGTCCTGAACTTCCTGAGGAAGGCTATTAACCAATTCCTCAGTTAGCTCAGTTTGATATTTATTCATTGGTATTTTCTGAAACTCCATTATATTCTCCCTTTATAACTGCTTCATAAAAATCAGAGCCTATCCAATTGAATATTAGTGTACTCAACATGATATTCATCTCTCTTAACATATTCTCTTCCTGACCATCAGGAACCTTAGCAGTATGTTGTACTGTTATTACTTTATAAGATTTACCCCTCTTAGTGAACCAAAGAGTGTACTTGTAAATCTTATAAACCTTGAATGAGGAATGAGGCATGATTTCTTTCTGTAATACCATGTGCCCCACATTCTCAATTCCCCTCTCACTTCTCCTTGTCTCAATATGCTTATTAAGACCTTCTATAATATCTTCTGCTTTCATAGTTATAGTGCCAAGTCATCTTCAAATATAGTCTTTTCTCCCTGTCCTCTCATCTTACCTGAACTCCTCATTTCAGAGTTAAGTGCTTTCTCAGCCTCATCCAAATCCCTAATGAGAGGTGTAATCTGTTTCACAATGGCTGTAATCTCCTTAAACTCCTTAACCTCAAGACTGTCAAAGTCCAGCTCTCTTAGTTTTGCTCTGAACTTATTAACCATAAACCTCGTGTCTTCAAGGAGTAATGCAGAGATTGGCTTAAATGATTTATAAAATTCCATTGCTTCTGTTACTATCCTGTCTGGTTCCCATTTAGGAGGTAATCCTTCTCCCTCTTTAATGGCTTCCATTCTCTCCTTGTCATCTACAAGGTATTGATAGTCACTTCTTGGGTCACAAAAGAAGTATATGAAGCCAAGTTCCATAATAGCCTTATCCTTATTAACAGTCTTGTCTCTTTGCCATATCTGCCTAAATGGTTTAAGAGCAAAGGCTTCCTCAGATATTACTATCTTGTAACCCTCATATTTGAATAATTTTATCATAACTTTTTTTTTCAAAAAAAAAAGCAGTAGTTTTCACTACTGCTTTTCTATATATGAAGCCAACTTTAGTATGACTTCTTTGCTATCTCCCAGTAAGCCAAGAGCTGAATTACATCTTGAGCATAATACTCCTCTAACCTTTCCTGTAATATGGTTATGGTCTATACATAGGTTCTTTGTACTTCCACATACTTCACAAGCTTTTGGTAAAGCTTCATATTCTTCTTCAGTTAAATTATAATTATACTTAATCTGTGAGAGTCTAATTTTAGACTTATTTCTTTCAGCCCATTCTTTAGAGTAGTTTGGATGTTCTCTTCTCCACTTGTCTCTATAAGATTTGACTTTTGTTTTATTCTTATCTCTCCACTCTTTATGGATACTTTTTAATGTATCCTTATTCACATTATTGTAATTTCTACTGTAAGCATTTTTACAATCTTTGCACTTAGAATCAGAATACTTATGGATGTTGCCATTCTTATCTTTATAACTTCTAATGTAGAAGTTATCTATAGGCAAAGTTCTATTACAGCAAGAACAAGTCTTAAACAATAAGCTTTTTGTCTGGCACATATACTTGTGGCTGAGTATCTGGAATCTCTTCCCATTCTTCAATAATGAAGTCAATATCCCTATCCTGTAGCAATAGACACTGCTTTCCATCCATCTCAACAACATCAAAATTGTAAGTAGTAACAGGATTGTCAGTTACAATTCCATCTTTAAGAGTGCCTGCTTGATGTTTTCTTACTGCAAACCTTGTAGGGTTTACACACACTATATCACCTACCTTTATATCTCTTACTGAACTACCTACTGCAAGTACAGTTTGATATTCTTTTAATCCACCCTGCTGCTTAGTAGTATCAATTAGACCACCTCTTGTAGTTACATCATGTTCATACTTATCCATTGTAGTGATAAGTGCAGTGAACATTGGCTTTATTTTCTTAACCTTCAACATACTCAATAACTTTTATACCATATTCTACAGCACAAGAGTGCTCAATCTTACAACCTCTATATTTGTCCCAGTCTTTAGCAAAATATGCAGCATCTGCCACAGATAATAGCTCAATTGATTTACCCAAGAACCACAGAGGTCTTGCATCTACTGGTGCATCTTTGAAGAAGCTATCAATCACTTCTACATCATCATTGAGTACTGCCTTAGCCTCTTCCACAGCTTTGGCTCTTTCAGCTTCTATTTCTTCATTTGTCTTACCCTTCATGGGCTGACTAATAAACAATTTTTTCATTTCTTCTCCCTTATCTGTTTAATAAACTTGAGTCTCTTTTTCATACCTAACATCCTATCATAAGTGCAAGTCAGTTTACCTAATGATGGAATGTTGAAATTTGTTCTTAACTTAGCAAAATCCTCTTCATTAAGATTCTCCTTTAATGGCAAGGACTGTATGGATTGGTTAATAAATAACCAAAATGCCTTATATGTTTTATCTACCACTTCTTTAGGTAAATTCAACTCTTCAGAAACCTTACCAATTATATCAGGATAATTCATTTCAATTCAAAAAGTAACAATAGTTGGAAAGTGCCAGTCTCTTCATCAATGTTGGGAATAAACCTTGGATTAATCTTACCATCAATGATAACTTTATTCTTCCTTAGCTTGCCCATAATTACCTGAAAGTGTGGGAGAGTGATATTACACTCTTCCCTTACTTTCTTCTTTGTATCTTCACTCATTGTAACCTTATCAAGTATCTCATTATCCTTGATAACTTTACTGAGTTCATATCTTTGCTTGACAAAGGATGTAATTACATCAATCTCTCTATCAGTTAGCTTATGAAAAGGCTCTAAAAATTCAAACCAATATCTAAAGAATTTACCATTTAATGAAGTGGGGATTCTAACTATGTTGTTAGCCTTCTTCATCATGTATCTTACTCTTCAGTTTTAATATCTGGTGTTTCCTCTTCCTTATTATCTTCCTCAATCTCTTCAGGAACTGTCATAAGCTCCTCAATCTCAGCAATACACTTCTCAAGGAAGTCTTGCTTAAACATATGTCCATTCTCTACTACCTTAAACAAGTAGTCAAGTCTCTTGAACATGTTACCCATATTAGCAGCTTGCAGCTTCATATATAACTGCTTAGCCTGCTCACTAAGCTGATGAGCTATGTTCTCTAACTGCTCATAAGACATCTTTTCAGGTCTCTCTGTTTCCTTTGTTGTTGGTTGCATCTCTACAACCTTTCCCTTCTGCTCTTCCATTTTAATTTATAATTAAGTTGTTAATACTCTTCAAGGAATTTATGTCCATATCTATTCTTGTATAGAGTCTCCCACTCTTCTATTGAACATTCTCCTATATCAGTGGAGCCACACTCATCACAGTAATCTGAATCCTCCATTCTCGGAATGTTCCTAATATTCAATGATAGACAATGCTTGCAGTATAATACTGGCACTTTATTGTAATCATTAGGCTGATTTTCTGTGTTTAAGTTGCTCATAAATCATCTTCTTTCTTTCATTAATAGTCCTACTGTGATGTCCCTTTCTCTTACAAGTATTAGCCTTGTTATTGAAAGGTCTCTTAGGGAAGATAATACCATCAAGAGATACATGACCTCTTCTGATTGCTCTCCTTACAGACTTGAACTTGCTTACTGCTTCATAAGTTCTTAGGTGAAGAATACCTTTTTCATAGAAATCTCCCACAATATCTACTCTATTCTTCTCCATATAATCCTTGAACTCCTCTTCACTCATCAAGGGTCTTTCTATTGTCTTCTGCTCTTCCATTTCCATAATGTTTTTATCTAAAGTAGATTAATACAAACTGACCATTTTCTTTAAGTAGAGAAACTATATCCTCTCTCTTAATTCCTTCCTCATTGGCTGACCTTACAATACCTCTGATTGTAGTATCAGTTAATGCAGTCATAACTTGATGAACCTCTGAACCATTGGTCTTTTTGGTCCTTGTCATCTTTGCCTTTTCTATCTCTTCCATATTATCTAAATTAGTTGCGGAGGGTGGACTCGAACCACCAACACAGTATTACTGCTTCTCAAGGTTATGAGCCTTGCATGTTTCCATTACACTACCCCACGATGTATATTTGAGCAGATAGTGGGAATCGAACCCACACATTAACATTGGAAGTGTTACATACTAACCTTTATACTATACCTGCATTTGAGTAGATAATCAGATTTGAACTGACCCCTTGACATTGGCAATGTCATATGCTAACCACTAACACCATACCTACATTTTGAGCCTCTGAAAGGACTTGAACCCTCAACCATCTGAGTACAAAACAGGTGCTCTACCATTGAGCTACAGAGGCAATTGGTACTCCCACTGGGAGTTGAACCCAGACAACCATTGCTGATTGACAGATTTTAAGTCTGTTGTGTCTACCATTCCACCATGAGAGCATCTCTTGTCAATAAGGTCTTATATCACATAAGTGGAATAAGTAGTCATACTTATTGATATTCTGAATAAAGGTCTCACACTCAGATGCTATACCTTTATAAACAGTCTCTTGAGGAATCTTATCATAAAATGCAATAGTAGCAGACTTAACTTCACTAATAAAGTCAAAAGCATTCAGTGCATCACTTGGAGTTCCCTTGATAGCATTAGGTTGCATTTTACCAAGTATTCCCATATATCCTTCTGCAAGACCATCCTGATAGTCTGACAATATATCAAGGAACTCATCAAGATATACATGGATATTCTTCTTAGGTGCTGCCCAATGCAAGTTCTTACACTTAGTCTTCCAACCTTCAAGTTGATTTAAGAAGTTAATAAAGAACTGAGAACCAGATACTTCTGTACTTCTGCTTGATTCCATTGGAGTAAATAGGCTATCTTCTTCAAACATATTCTCTTATTTTGATGTTGCAAAGTTAAGCAAAGTAATTGGAACTACCAAATATTTTCCTAATTATTTTCAAATTATTTTTAGTACCCTCTAAGAGACTCGAACTCTTACACTACTATTACTTCATACTGGAGCCTAAATCCAGCGTGTCTACCAAATTCCACCAAGAGGGCATTATAAGTACTCCTGAAGAGATTTGAACTCTTACTCTTTTTCAAGCTCTTGCTTTTGAGGCAAGTGTGTCTACCAATTCCACCACAGGAGTATAAGTGGGTACTCAAAGAATCGAACTTTGTTCTAAGGATTTTCAGTCCTCCGCAATGTAACCATACCTGCCCAGCACCCATAAGACTTATTTGTGTCTCTACCCACATCACCTTCCATAAGTCAAGGACAAAGATTTCTATTGAAGTGGGAGTAAAAGGACTCGAACCTATTGTGTTTCTAATGTGCCAGATTTACAGTCTGGTGCCCATCCACCATCTGAGCAGTACTCCCATATATATTTATTACTCACTCCAACATCAAAGGAACTATATTCCAATTGGAATAGTTCCTGTAGGTGTCCAAGCATAAGTCTTAGCAGCTTGTCTAAAGTATGCTTTAGCACCTCTCTTAATTAATGAAATAACCTTTCTCATAACATTAAAATTTGGAGTTAATAATATGTTATGTTCCCCCATAAGGAATCGAACCTTACTCTCAGGATTAAAAGTCCAGAGCATCCACCATCAATGCTTTGGGGGAATATTTGCCAAGGTTGAGGTTGTGCTCCCACAAGGACTTGAACCTTGAATCCCCTGTTTAAGAGACAGGTGCTTTAACCAATTCAGCTATAGGAGCATAAGACTTGGAGGTGAGATTTGAACCCACGAATCAACAGATTTGCAGTCTGTGCTATTAAACCACTCTGGTACTCCAAGATAATAGGATAGGTAGGAGTCGAACCTACACACAGATACTTTCACCTGTAGTCATCTTTTATAGAACCCTTGGTATCCCAATTCCACTATTATTTATCACTATCCTATTAGTACTGGCAGAGGGGCTTGAACCCACATGCAACCTATTACCCTTTCTACTGTGTATAAGACAGAGGGGATATGCCAGTATATTGGGGTGTTAGATGGGATTTGAACCCATGCCATAAGGAGCCACAATCCTCTGCTCTACCTGACTGAGCTACTAACACAGTGCTGATGGAAAGACTCGAACTTTCAACTACTGCCTTATGAGAGCAGCCTTCTACCATTGAAGTACATCAACTAATACTCTTCTTGACCAATGTTGGGATGGTGAGAATTGAACTCACCTGTAACCAACTACTCTTTCAACTGCTTATCAGACAGAGGAGATACATCCCAATATAGCTGAGAAGGTAGGAATTGAACCCACAACTGCTGGTTTTGGAGACCAGTGTTCTACCAATTGAACTACTTCCCAATTACTTAGTTGCAGGTAGTGGATTTGCACCACTGGTCTCCCCATTATGAGTGGGGCAAGATTACTACTTCTCCAACCTGCTAAAACATCAAATCATTGATTACTTCTCCTTATTGCACTCAGAGAACTTTCAGAAATGATGGCATCAAGTATTGCAAGCTACTTGACTGAACTTCTTGCAAAAATTCTTGCGGGACCTGTAAGACTCGAACTTACATCTGAGGGTTAACAGCCCACTGTTCTAACCTTTGAACTAAAGACCCATTATTTGTTGCTCCTATTAGAATCGAACTAATGACCTTTTCCTTGTAAGGGAACTGTTCTAAACCACTGAACTAAGGAGCATTGATAGGGCAGTTTCTTTAACCTCTAACTGCCCAAAAGAGGGTTCAAGCAAAAGCTCAACATTATGAAAACATGAAAACATAGTGTGGAGAATGAGGGACTTGAACCCTGAACTCCTCCTTGCAAGGGAGGTGTGTTAGCCAATTACACCACAAACCCCATTAGTATAGTAGACAGGACTCGAACCTGCATCCTCTGCATCCCAAATGCAGTGCCCCACCAATTAGGCTACTACTATATATTGCGGAGAGCAGTGTACTTGAAACACATACCATTGCTGGTACAATCTGTTTAGCAGACAGTCCCTAAGACCTCTTAGGTTTACTCTCCATTTTCCTTCACCAATATGTCAAAGAACACCTATTATTGCGGAGAGATGAGGTCCCGACCCCCAAGCATTTTACTGCTCCCATTGTTTTCAAGACAAGTCCCAGTCCCACTGAGTTACCTCTCCATTTGCCTACCTACCTCTGTAGGATAGGACTTTAGTAGATTAAAAGTGGATTAGCAGGATGTGGGAGAATTGAACTCCAATCTCCTGATTGACAGTCAGGCACATTAACCACTATGCTACACACCCTAAATTGTAGAGCTATTGGGAATTGAACCCAAATTTCTGCCTTGAGAGGGCAGTTACCTAACCATTAGTAGATAGCTCCATTTATTTGTATTGGGTATGGGACTTGAACCCATAATCTCCACATTGAAAGTGTGGTGACTTAACCACTTCGTCTAACCCAACATTTAGTACCCTCTATAGGAATCGAACCTATATTCTAAGTTTAGAAGACTCATGTACTATCCATTGTACTAAGAGGGCATCTTCTCTATTACTATTGTTACCCCAATAAGACTCGAACTTATGTTACAGGAGCCAAAATCCCGTGTAATAACCAATTATACTATGGGGCAATAAAAAAGGAATGTTACCTTAAAACAACTGGTTAAAGTAACATTCCTAATAAATGGAAATTTCCTAAAACCAATTTTCCTTAATTGCACTGCAAAGGTAAGCAAAATATTTGAATTGTGCAAGCTTTTCTCCAATTATTTTCAATTCAAGTATCATTTTCTTGTCTTGAAGGAGTAAAGTTAGGCTTGATTTTAGGTCTTATCTATATTCTTTCAAGTAATTCCTACTAACTTGTTAGCCCAAGATTCAGTATAAAAACTGTAGTAGTTCCATTTAATTCCTATCTTACTACATAGGTAATGTACTATGTTATGTAGTAGTGATGGGATTCCTATTACTATCAAATATAGTGGACCCAATATATCAGATTGCTTACTATGACCACATTCATGTTGAATGGACTTTTGTGATGACATAGGATTCACAAAGAGATAATCTCCTAAAGATATGGCTGAAGGTAGAGTAATATTCACTATAATAGTGTTACCATCTGCCTTACCTTCTCTATATGCAGCTTGACACAATACACCCTCTATACATAGAGCAAGTATATTCTGTGGAAACTGCCATAACCATTTAATAGAATCCTTAATGTAATTACCTATCTTCTTCATTATTGTATATAGTAATATCCCTGAAGCTTTGTTATGGCTTCATAAGAGTTATTTCTAATCTCCTTTTTAACTACTAACTTCATTAGACCAGTTCTTGATTATACCCCTATAGCATGATTCCCTGTGCCTTTTCTCAGGTGGATGTGCCCATGCAATCTAATTTATATAGTAGCAATTTTAGTAGTATTGGGGACAACCTCCTCTCTATGTAAGTGTGAGAGTACTAACCCAACTTCTGACCCATTACTTTTTAACCTCATGGGTGAAAGGTTAACCCACCATTAACCTCTACTGGGATGCAAAGGTAGATAAAAGTTTTGATATATGCAAATATATAAATGAAAAATTTATAGGAAAAATAATTTTCTCTTTTTTTTTACTGCCTTTCCTACCTTTCTAATTAGTATAGGGGTGATTTTGACCCCCCTCCTCCCTATCCCCTATCC